GACTGGGTCAATGGGACCGACCGGAGCAACAGGCACGACTGGAGCGACGGGCGCTACCGGGCCTACCGGACCAACTGGGCCAACTGGGCCAACTGGCGACACTGGCGACACTGGCCCGGCTGGCCCCACGGGACCGACTGGCCCCGCTATCCCCCGATCATCCGGCAGCGACGGCAACGTGACGATTTCGGGCAGTGTCACGTTGACCCGCGACATGTATTACAACAACCTGACCCTGGCATCTGGCGGAGTGCTAGATCCCGCTCAGTATCAGATATTTGTGGCCGGGACATTGGCCCAGACGGGCGGAAAAATCTCTGCAAACGGTGGCGCTGGAAACACTGGCGGCTCCGGCACAAATGGAGGCAGCGGTGCCAACGGACGCGCCGTGGGCTCGCTGGGGATTGCGGGCGCTGGCGGTACAGGCGCTACTGGCGGCACCGGCAATGGTGCCAATGGGTCAAGTGCCCCTAGCGGATCGGTGCAATCATGGGGGGGCCAAGGAGGCAGCCGCCTCAGCGGTGGCAACGGCGGAACTGGCAGCAGTACCACTGGCGGGGTGGCTGGTCCCACTGGTGTATATAATCACGTAGCGCCACGTGAGCGGATCGAAATTGGACCCCGCCAGGATAGCGAGACTCACAACTTTGTTAGAGGCGGCGGTGGAGGCGGTGGGGGCGGAGCAGGTGGCGGCGACGGGACCAACTCTGGGCGCGGCGGAGGCGGCGGAGGCGGCGGCGGTGGCATGTGCCTGATCTTCGCCAATATTCTCGATTTGTCAGGAGCCAGCGGGGTCCTGATCGAGTCAATCGGAGGCACTGGCGGCAATTCAAACGGTACTGGCGTTACTGGCAACTGCGGAGGCGGAGGCGGAGGATCCGGCGGTGGCGGTGGATATGTCGGACTCTACGTCGGCAGTGTGATTGGCAGTCTGTCCAACGCTATAGATGTCAGCGGCGGCGCTGGTGGAAATGGAAGCGACGGTGGAGGCACTGGCGCGGGAGGCCGTGGTGGTCGGGGTGGCGATGGCGGCAACGCCGACTTTTATCGCGCTGACACCAACACGTGGACTCGCGCCCGCAGCGCAGGCTCTGTGTCTGGCACTGCAGCAACCGCACCCAGCGGCACCAGTGGCACAGCAGGCGGCGCGGGCGAGTCCGTGCTGCTGAGTATCTGAGGAGACGCGCTAATGGATTACACTGCTGAGGTATTTCGCGACGGCCAACTCGTGGCAACACTGTCCCGCGCCGACCGCCCGTATGGCGCAGCAGACGCGGGTGATTGGCCGGGCTGTGTGCTGGTCGCCGATGGGGTGGAGTATCCGGCTCCCGAGCCACCGACCCCCGACCCAGTGCAGCAATTGCAGGAGCAACTCGACCAGCTCGAGCTGCTCCGCGCGGCATCCATTCGGCAACTGCGGGCCCACGTAGCGGCGGCGCTGCTGGCCAACGGCTGGAGCCAGCCCGACACGATGGCGGCGGGCCGCGACTTTTTCGCATCTCACGCCGCCGACATCTACGGCTACGTGAGCGGCGCGGCCCCTGCGTTTGCGGCGGCTGTGAGCGTGGATGGCCGCGAGTGGCTCGACTTGCCAGCGGGTGGCGGGCTCACGATTCGCGAGCTGTTCGCGGGGGCCCTGGGCTGATGGGTCACCGGCCCTGGTGGCGCGAGCTGCCGTGTCTGCTGGCCGCCCTCCTCTGGGAGCCGGTATATCTCTGGCGTAAGTGGAGGCTGCGACTATGAGCCGAGTGCAATACCTGAGAGGGCTGGCGAGCGATGCCTGGCACTGGCTAGCCGGCCACCTCCACAGCGCATCGAGCTGGATGGCCAGCGCCCTCTGGGCTTACCTGCCGAGTCCTGTCACCGCGACCGCCCTCCTCGTGCTGTGGGTGCTAGATATGTTTTCCGGCTCGGCCCTGGCCATCAAAGAGCGAAAATTCACGCTTCGGCGCTGGCCGTTGTCATTGGTGAAGCTCTTCCTGTGGCTGGGGCTGGCCATCATGTGTAGCACCGTCCGGGCCCAGGCGCACACCCTGGGCTGGGTGGCTGGCAGCACCGTGGCCCTGTGTTGCGGGGTGCTGGAGTTCGCCCTGGTGAGCTTCGAGGGCGCGTCTGTGCTTCGCAACGTGGCGCAGTTCAGCAACATCCGCTGGATGATGCAGATCAGCCGCTTCTGGGATCGCTCGCTGCAGCGGGCTCTGGACCGGCTGGCGCCCGAGGAGGATGCCAAATCGTGACACAGGCCAGCGTCCACTTCGCCTGCTCCTGCGTGGTGTGCGGTGAGGCGGCCAGCGTGTCGCTGCCGACGATGGCCCCGGAGGGGCTGGCTCGGGTTGGCTGGGCGCCGTTGCCCTTGCAGTGAGTGGCGTGGGCACAGCGGCGTTTGGCTGGCTGGGCGCACGGATTGGCGAGCGACGCGACCTGCTCCAAAAAAGCATCGACCGCATCACCGCGCTCGAAGCCAAGCTCGAGGCTCAGGAGGCCGAGGTCAGAGACCTCGATCGAAAACTGACCGAGTCCGAGGCGACCCGCAAGGTCCTACAGGAAAACCTCGAGGACCTCACCGCGCAGTTGGCTGAGCTACAGGAAAGCAACGCCGAACTGCTGGCCGGCCGTGACGAGCTGCAGTCCGAGGTGGCCACCGCGCTCGAGCACGTCGCAGCGCTCAGCCAGCAGGTGACAGCACTCGGGGCACAACCAGCCCCGCGACCGGAGCGGCCCCGTGACAGCGGGGGTCGATTCGCAAAAACGAAAGGACGGCGAAAATGAGAGCGATCCAACTATTAGGGACGGTGGCCGGCGCCGCCAACAACGTGCTGCAGGTGGTGGGCAATCGGGGCCTGCCGGCGGAGGTCGAGCTGGCAGCTGATGCGGCCCAGACCGTGCTGGCAGTTGCGGCTGCCGACCAACCCGCAGCCGACCGAGTGGCCGCCGTGGTGCGCCACCTCGAGGGGCGGGGCTCACTGCGGGAGGCCCTGGCGGCGCACTGCCCACACCTGCCGAGCCAGGGCCTCGCGCTCGCCCTGGCTGTGGCCGATTGGGCAACCGAGGCGGTGGGCAAGGATGGCCGGATTGATGCGGCCGACCTTCCCGGGCTCCTCCCGCGGCTGATGAGCGAGATGCAAGCGTGAGCGACGTCTCGCTAGCGCTGGCGGAGCTGCGGTGGCGACCGTGAGCGACTGGATCGCCTACCGCGCCAGCTGTCTCAATTGCGGCGCCGAGCCCACCGCTATGATTGGCCAGGGTCCTGGCCACCTGGCCGCCCGCATCGGCCTGCCGTGCACCCAGTGCGAGGCCCGCCTGGTCATCGCCTGGGAACAGAGACTCGAGTCGGAGGTGCCAAGTGCCCAAGTTCCCCCCCGGTAAGCTGCCGGACTTTTTCGCCCACTTTGATCGGGCGAACCCACACCATCGGAAAGCGGTGGCTATGCTGGAGCAGCAGCTGCCTGCCGCTCTGCTGCAGGATGAGGCGCCGTGGGTGGTCGAGTATCGTCTGGGGCGGCCTCAACCGCAACCGCGCGAGATCCGCCTGCCCGTGCCCTACTACCGCCAAGGCGACTCGGCGGTCCCTGGCCAGGGTCCCAGGATGTGCCAATCCTCAACCCTGGCCATGGTGGTGAGCTATCTCCGGCCCAACGCTCTCGCCGGTGCTGGCCAGCCCGACGACCAGTATTTGCGACGGGTGCAGCAGTACGGCGACACGACCGACGCCCAGGCCCAGCTTCGGGCCCTGAAAGCCTTGGGAGTCGACGCGCGCTTTCGCAGCGACTTGGACTGGGACGACGTGGACGCCCAGCTCGAGCAGCAACTGCCCGTGCCGGTCGGCATCCTGCATCACGGTCCCGTCTCGGCTCTATCCGGCGGCGGCCATTGGGTTCTGATTATCGGGCGGTCAGCCGACGGTCAGCGCTACCTCGTGCACGACCCAGCTGGAGAGCTCGACCTGGTCAACGGTAACTACGGCCTCGGCCGTCCGGGCCAGGCCGTCTGGTATTCAAAACTCAACCTCGGCCGGCGCTGGCTCATCGAGGGCCCGAACTCGGGCTGGGGCTATCTGGTGAGGCGATAATCGGCTGGCCCGAGCAAGATAGTTGACTTGGCCAGAAGGTGAACGGCAACTCGGCAGAAACCTGGGTTAGGCTGCTGAAAAGGGTATCCAAAGCCGGGCTGACGGGCGGGTTGACGGGCGAGCTATTGTCCGTGCACTCCGACCATATCTTAGAACGTCCTCCCCCTCCAGTCGGAAGGAGAGAGGCGGCGCCTGAAGGGGCAGCTGGATAGCCAGTTGCCCCTTCTTCGTTTTCAGATCAATCTCAACTTCGACCACATGGGCGAGAAGTTGCTGGATGTCCTCGGGCTCCGAAGAATCGATGGTGGCCAGAACCTTGGACAGCCACTCTTCCACCACGCCGACGTTGCTGGCCAGCATCTGCTCGACTTCAATCTGGCAGGTGGCCACTTCACCAACCAGCTCGGCCTCCAGGGCCTTCAGCTCGGTCAGGCGCCGCTGGATGTCCGGGAAGATAATCCCCTGCTCGATCGCACCAATGAGGTTGGAAACCTTCTGGCGGGTTTCCGCAATTTGGCGCCACAGGGCCTTCTCCCGCTGAGCCGCCTGGGCCCGCATCGGCTCCAGGGTCTCACTGTAGGCTTCCAGGAGGCGGCGGGCGTCGATTCGCTTCAAGTAGTGCCGCAAGTGGTTGAGCACGACCTCTTCGAGCAGTGGGGCTGAAACGGCCGAATGGGAACAGCCGCCGCCCCGCCGGTTGCTGCAGGAATACTTCGGCCGCCCGCCCCCCTGGCGATTGCCCACCACGGGCCCGCCGCACAGAGCACACCGGCACAGACCGCTGAAGGCATACGTCTCAATCCGGCTCGCCCCAGGCCGGCGCCGCCCCCGCTCCGCCAGCCGGGCGTTCGCCCTGCGCCAGAGCTCCTCGTCGACCAGGCCGGGAATGGTCCCTTCGGTCACCTCGTCCCCAGCTCGCCGCGGGCGCCCCTGGGGCAGGCTGGTGACCCCATAGCGCAGCTGGCCATAGTAGAGGGGGTTCCGGATTCGGGTGTAGAGGGTCGCCATGGTCCAGGGCGCCCCGGTAAGTTTCTCAATCCGGGCGATGATCCGGGTTGTCGCCTCACCCTCGGCATACCACTGGAAGACCTGGCTCATCACCGGGCCCGTAGTCGGACACGGAATCAGCCGGGTGCGCTGCTGGGAGCCCTCCCACGTAGACTCGGCCCTATACCCGAAGGGCACCTTGCCCCCGGTCCAATACCCCTTGCGTGTAAGGGCCCGGTGGCCTTTGCGCGTCTCCTGGCCGAGGTTGCCCCCATACCACTCGGCCATGACCTCGAGCATACCCTCCATGGCCCGGTCCATGATGGAGTCGCCCAAGTTTTCACAGACCGAGCGCACCTGCACGCCCAACCGGCGCAACATGGCCTTGTGGATGACGCTGGTGTCTCGGTTGCGGCCGAATCGGTCCAACTTGTGGACCAGCAACACCTGGAAACGCCGCGCTCGAGCGTCGGCCATCATGGCCTGGAACTCGGGCGACTTCTCAATCTCGCAGCTCCTGGTCTCCGGTAGGGCGTAGCGGTGGGTTATCTCCCACCCCTTCTGCCTGGCCACAAATGCTTCCATCTCCTGGATCTGGGCCTCGAGGCTCAGCTCATCCTGGAGCTTGGAGCTGTATCGGGCGAACAGGGCTACTCGCATGGGGCCTCCAAGGTTTTGGCTGGCCGAAGCGGAAGACACTGCTACCAGGAGGGTCTGGGCTTCGGCTCGGGCCTTTTTCGTTTCAACCGGCTCGACCCCTCGGCCGAGCCGGTCCTCAGTTCAGGTGGATGACGACGACGTGGGGCTCGGGCCTTTCGGGCTCGAGACTCCAAAGGGTGACTTCGCAGATCAGCAGCACAGGCGCCTCCTCGGTTTTGGTGCTCCGACGTTACCGCCTGGCGTACTGCCAGATGACTGCGAACCGCCCGGGAAGTTGCCAAAGCATGGCCACTTCCTGTTTTTGCGGAAGAAATGAGGGGCTACGCCACCACTTTGAGTTCGCCGGTCGCTGGGTCTTGCCAGACAACGCCCAGCGCCGACAACTGGCAAAGCATGGCCGTGCGGCTTACCCCGAAGTGCAGGGCCAAGCGGGTGATCTGCTCGCTGCGGCCTCCCTGGGTTGGACTGGACAGAAGCCGGGTGAACGCCGGCAGCTGGACCAACTGCTCCTGGGGCACGAGGAAGACGCCGGCGTATTCATCCGCCTCCTGCTCCTCCTGCTCGCCGAACTGGGTGCGGCCCGTGTGAAGGCGGAGGTGGCCCAGTTCGTGGGCCAGCGTGAAGGCCTCGACCGCTGGCGCCGCAGCCCGGTAGTGGAGTTTCGTGGGCAAGTGCTTACAGAGCCAGATGGTTCTCGCCTGGAAGTCGGTGAGCGCCCACTGGCAATCGGGCAAGACCTTGCGCTCGAGCCGGAAGCCCAGCATGTGAATCAGGTCTGGGATAGCCTCCAGGGGCCGTGAGTAGCGTTTTCGGGTGATCTCGCTGGCCGCGGCCAGGAGACGTTTGCGGTCGTTTGCATAGTCGGCCCGTTTTCGGGCTCGGTCTGCGAGCCGCGCTGCGTGTTTCTGCATCGTCTTGCTCCTCAGGTGGGATTTGGTTCCTGAGGCCCATTCTAGTGAACAAGAGACAACTTGTCAGCCACGACATCTTGTGGTGTGAATCGGGCTCAACACAAGAGTGTTCGACGGACCGAAAGATAAGCCAGTCTCAACCTGATTCATCTGTTCGCTTCCAACTGGTTCGGATTGTTCAAAGAATTCAGCGAAGGAGAAAAACTCTGCGCAGCCAGTCTTTATCTGTCGCACAAGCTTGGTTAGTATTAACCAAGGAAAACCTTAGGCTGCATCAAACCGCCCTGGGTGTTTTCCGTGAATCTCAAATCAGCAGCTCTCATAGTCACTTTATTCTTCAGTCTCGCCGGTTGCTCGGGGGGATTGAAAAAGCAGCTCGATGAGGCCCAATCAAAACTGGGCGAGACAGAGTCACGACTTACTCAGCAAAAGATTGAACTGGAAAAAGCCAAGACAGATCTTGCCTCACTCGCCGCCGAACTGGAATCGCAGAAGAAAAGCGTATCCGAGAAGAGCAAGTTGCTAGAAGCAAAAACCAAAGAACTGGAAAGACTCAAGAAGCAGCTAATCGATGCTCAGAAGTTGCTGGGAGCCGTAAAGAAGGAAAACCAGCGGCTTTTGAGCCAGAGGGCGGTCAAGCCGCGCTCAAAACCAAAACCGCCCCCGATTGACCAGGGCCCAGATCCTACTCTTGGAGAAGCCGACGCGCCTGGCCAGAAGAAGGCAAGCGACAGCCTCTACATGCAAGGATGGCGGGCTGGATGGGACGATGGCATGGAACACGACCTTGTTCCTCCAAGCATGTATTCAGACTACGCCGATGGCGATGAATATGCTAGGGGCTATCTGGACGGCCACAAGGACGGACTGAAAGCGTCGCTGGAGTAAATCACACGTTGACGACGTCGCAGTAGCCTGGCTCCCCTCATAGCTTCACCTTACTGCCGAGTTCTCTCCCATCTAGTCTCCTGGCAGTTGTGGCTTACGTTTTCTTCCAGACTGGGTTGCCCCAGTGCCAGGAGCGGCACTCTGGCGAGAAAAGAGTTCGGCTAAACGCCGGTCAACCGCTTGCTCGGCAATACCTCTAGCCACATCCAGATTACCCTCTAGGCGACCGGTCACTGCCGCGACCGACTCGCCCTGACGCTTCATCTCAGCCTTCAGTTCGCGGATGTCAGTTTTCACGTCTTCCAAGGTTCGATTGATGGCAGCCAGGTTGCCGATTACGTCTATCAGACCCTTGATCTGTGTCAACTGCGTAGCTCCCTGGCGATGTCTTCAACATGCCCCTTCATCTCGTCGGTGAGTCGCTTGACCTCCGCAGCGAAGAACTCGAGTTCTGCCCTATTCTGATCCTCGGAATCCTTTTTCTCGGTACTGACTGGGTAGCCTACACCCTGGTGTAAGTTCTCAACTCTTTGGATATAGTTGTTTACAATCACTGAATTATCCCCAGTTCTGCCTTGTCTAAGGAAGAATTCGCCCACGTGCCCTTGGTCCTTGCTTTCAGGGTCATTGAAGGCAAACGCCACACCCATACGAGAAACGGTGATGTCTTCAGGTATCCTGATCGGGAGATTGCTTTCCATCGTCATCCTCCTCTGAAATCGGCTTCAGGTAGACTTGAATGCTTGCAACAATGCTGTCGTTACCCATCGCATGAAAGATGCCAGTGGCCGTTACCTGGACAACGTCGCAGTTGAAGATTCCAGATTTATCCACGCGATGATTGTAGGACCAACTTTGAAAGCGGTACCCCCCAAGGTTGGGAACAGCGTCCAAGAGCCAGTCAGCTCCTCCTCTTTCAAGGTTGGACTGTATAGTCGGCGTGGCTCGACTACCTTCCCATGGATTCTCAATTTTGATTGTCTCCGGAATGATGAGCCTCAAGAACGGGCACCCCCCTTCAGCGAAGGTCAGCACATCCGGAATTTGCAACAAGAACTCACCACCCATGAACCGTAATCCGTATTCTTGACTTACGATCCAGTCTCCGATCGAGTTTTTCAAAAGAACATCCGCAAGTTTTCTTGCGGGGTCGCTTTCAGGCAAGATACTGCCCGGCTTTGCGTCATTGGTTGACAACGAAGACTCCCTGACTCTGCCACTGGCTGAACGGTTTGGACGACTCGGTATCGTCTGGCACGCTTACCACCCAGTGCATCTCGCCCTTCTCGACCCGGGACTCTTTGACCATCCCGACGTAGCCACCGTCCGCCTGGTAAATCTTCTGCCCCACCTTGAGTTCGGTAAGTTCGGAAGCGGGGATGAGCTGACCAGCCTCGAGCTGCTTCCAACGCTCCTCGCCTTTCGTCACGAACTCGAGCGCGCGGCTCTTGTTGAAAGCATCATCCCGTTGGGCTTTGCTGGAATCACCCGTCGTAAATTCCGTGACGTAGAGGACCCTCTCCGCCTTCGAGGTCAAACAACGAGTGCCACAGTCCTTGACGAACTCCTTCGCGGCGGCATTCTTGACCGGGTCCTTGAGGTTTACTTGCAACGCATCGAACTGACGCTGCAGTTCCTCGAACTCCGTGATGCCTGCACCCTCTTCAACCGCTTTCTTGAATCGCACCCAAACCGGATAAAAGCTTTTTCGAAACTGCGAGAACTCTGCACTCGCGGCTATCAGGTTCGGGTCGGGCTTCGGGGTGTAGGCAACCTTTGGTGTAGAAGACGGTGTGGTTGGGGGCGCCGGGTTGCTCGGCTTTGAGCATCCCCAGAGCGTGAGCGCTGCGGCCAGGCTCAAACCAACAGCCCCTACTCCTACTCGCCTCTGCCTCATTGTTTCTGACCCCTCTTTCGCAATGGCTTTGCAGACCGAGCTGCCAGTGGCCCTGGTCCCGCCTGAACCTGTTCCAGAGCCTGAGCTGGGAACTCGACGACCTTGTTCTGTTCGACAAGGCGGGCAATGGCGGCCAGAAGTTCGCGGTGGCGCTCCTCGGCGCGCGCTTCCGCGGCCTGCAAGAAAGCAAGAGTTGGGCTTACCTCTGGTGATGTAACGTGTTCCAGCGAATCCTTCTCTGGGGGCACTTCAAGATTCGTTTCGCCGGGCTCACCGATACTCGCACCTGTTGCTGCTTCCCAAGCGTGAATTTCGTCCGCTGAGGGAGTTAGCTTTCCAGTCTCCCAACCTTCAATAGTCCCGAGATCAACGCCGCAGTAATCTGCCATATCTTGGGTGCTGACTCGACTTTGCTTCCTTACCGTAGCCAAACGCTCTGCAACAACGTTGTCGTCCACAAACCAACTGACTGGTTTCTCCAGAATTTGCGCCACCTCTACCACCCGATCAAGCGGCGGGGTGCGCCTTCCTGCTTCCCAATCCTTCACCGTCTGGGTAGAGCCATCAAGGAATGAAGCCAGTTGCGATTGAGTCAAACCAGCCATTTTCCTGGCTATTTTCAACTTTTCACCAAAGGTCATGACGCCTCCGAGGATATCAAACTGCAAACCCTCTTGACAGGGTAGAGATTTGCAACCTAATATGGGTTTGCAATGAGCAACCCAAGATTATGGTTAAAGTCGGCTCGTGAAGCCGCAGGATTCAAGACTCAACGCGAGTTCGCCGAGCGAATAGGCGCATCGGAACCCGTTGTCTCCCAATGGGAAAACGGTCACCGTACGCCAAGCTATGTGAAGATCCTTGCGATCGTCGAATTGCTTGGCCCCGAGATTCATCAGCAATTCGCCGCAGAAGTTAGGCACACGCGATCACTGGCCACAGACCTTCCGGAAGAGGTGGCGTGATGCTGATTTGCACTTCCTTGTATGACTTGAGCCAAGTAGTCCCAGTCACCCAAGAGTTCGACAACACTGGCAGCCTCTCAGTTGCCGACGCAGTCGAATCACTTGGCAGTCCTAAACCTAGGACTTGGCTCAAAGAGCTTCGTGTCAACCGTGGCCTGAGCCAAAAGCAACTGAGCCAGATGGTCGGACTCTCGAGCGATGTAGCTGTGCTGTATTGGGAGTCTGGGCAAAGCCGGCCACCCTACGACAAGATGCTCAAACTCTCGGACATTTTTGGCTCTGAGGTCCTAGAACATTTTGCCAATGAGGTTCGCGCCAAAAATTCGCGGGCCACAGACTTGAGCCAAGTCCCAGTTGAGACTCGCTCCGTGATGGAATTTGTCGGAGCCAGGATTCGTCAGGCCCGACGGGAGAGCCATTGGACTTTGGAGACCCTATCCAACCATCTGGGGGTCACAAAGTCATCCATCGCACTGTGGGAGACCGGCAAGAATCGGATAGAGATTGACAGGCTCCCCAAGTTGGCCTCTGCACTCAATAAGCCCCTTGGTTGGTTCTTCCAGGAGGGCGCATGAGGCTCACCGGCGGTCAAGCCCGGCGAGCGATGGCAGCGGAAGAGTGGCAGTTTGAGGTCAAGCTCATCACGCCCACGCCCGAGAAGGAAAGACATATCATTCAGGCCCTGGTCAAGTTCATGGCCCCCGGCATCGCTGCCATCGCCAGAGAGCGGGGCCTGACCAATGCCCTTCCCCCCGAGGAGTTCGCTCGACGTCACAAGCTGATGGTCGACTACTACATGGCCAACCCACAGGCCACCTCCGTTCCTCCAGAGTTGCTGGCTGCACAAGCCCAACCGGACACCACTGACGCTAACACGACGCTGGTGACCGCAGATCAACCCAAAACAGAAAGTCGAGGAAATGCCGGATGAAAATCAAGAAACTCCCCCAACTGCAGAGCCACGGAGGCGGTCGACCCCACGCTGCCGCGCCCGTGTTCGAGGTCAGTGAAACCGTCATGGACGCCCAGAGCTGCCTGATGGATTTGCGGGCCGCCTTCAACTCCCTGATGGACCAGGCGCAACAAAAATTGCGTGAGGCGCAACAGGCGATGATGGAAATCTCACGCGTGGCCAACGGCCCGAAGGTGCGGGTGGCGTGATGTCGGCACTCGTTGTTTGCGAGCTGAGCCCCGGTGGGCGGCGGGCTATCCCCCCGCACCGGGTTCAACTCCCGGAAAGCTCATTTATTCGCGACTTCATCGCCGGCTGGATTGCGGGCTCGCTTTGCTGGGGCCCTGTGGTTCTGGTGGAGCTGGCCCGCGCCTGGTGGCCGGGAGGTGGACTGTGAACGCCTACTACGACTGCGCTTCGGTCGGCCCGGTTGCTTACGAACTGTCCAGAGTCGACGACAAGATCAAGGTCATCTTCCAGCAGAAGGATGGCCCCATGGGCTTCCGCTTGTTGCTCACCGAACAGGAAGCGGTACACCTCGGACGTCACCTGCTCTTGTTGTCCACCTTGCTCCCCGGGGACATTGAGTAATGGGCCGGCCACGCGACCCCATGTATCCCGTGATGATGGACAACCTGGAGCGACTGGTGCGCTCCTGGGAAAGTCGCTACAACCTGATCCCACGGCCTCGCGACGTCCTCAAGGAGTGGCGGGCCCAGGGGAAAGACCACACCAAAATGCAGGCCCACTACTGGCTGCGTCAACTGCACGAGAGCGGCCGCATCGATGACGTGCTGGCCCGCTGCCCGATGGCTCCCAGGAGCCGGCGCAAGCTCGAAAGCGTGACCAACCCCCAACCAGTCGCCAAGCGGGTGCGAGACAACAGCCACACCGGCCGGTGCACCCCGGAGATGGCGCGCAAGATTATGGACCTGTTGCTGGAGATCGCATGAGCGACGTGCTGGCAACCTACCGCGGACAACTGAAAGCTCTGGCTGAAGAGGCCTTCGCCAGGTGCAACGGCATCGATCCTGAGCTGGGACCCTCGACCGGTCCCGAGATTATGCGCACCGCCAGGGCCCACGCTCTCTATGAGGCGTTGGCTCTGCTCGACGAAGTTCGCGTCAAAGCCCACTGATGCACTGGGAAGCGCTCATAGAGACCCTCTGTGCGACCATCATTCGGCTCGACCAGATGGTGAAGCAGGTCCAGCAACTGCGCAGCGACGAGGGCCAGACCGTGCTGGTATCGCTTCGAGTGGTCGCCTACCTCAACGACCAGGATTGCTATCCGACCGCCATGGTCGACCACTGCCCTCCCGATGTGGCCGCTCAGGTTCAGGCCCTGGCTGCCAAGTGTCCTTGCCTGATCGAGTGCTGGCCCCGCTACCGTATCACCCAGCTGGGCCGGCAGATGCTACGAGACAGGAGCGCTATCCACCATGAATTGGATTGACCCTATCGAGGAAGCCAATGGCGTCCTCCGAGACATGGCCGTGCGAGAGTTGGAGTTCATCAACTTCTTGCTGTCCAAGCAGATGGTCAGCGGCCCCTGGTCGGCCGGGACTCTGGCGCTGATGAACCTCATCCGCGCCTGCATTCACTTCGCGCCCGTCGACCTGATGCTCGAGGCTCTCCTGGAGGCCCGTGAGTGCTACAAGCTGGCCTCGTCGGGCCAGCAGTTCGAACTGGACGTATTGGCGGACATCGCTCGCACCGCTCTGGAGGTGCGCAAGTGAGCAACGAGCTGCGCCAAACGCTACTCCGCCAGATTGAGCAACTGCGCACCGACCTCCGCTACTACGAAGGCGCTGTCACGCGCACCCAGGCCCGCATTCGTGCACTGGAGGCCGAGCTCGAGCAGCAAGCCCCGGAGGTCGCTGCTCCGTGAAGCGCTACGTGATCGACATACCAGCCACGCCAAAGCAACTCGAGCAGCTTCGCGCCCGCAAACGCTACTGCCAGGCTTTCCGGCTACGCCGGCGCGACCGCATTCGTGAGGCTATGGCGGCAATGATGCAACCCCCTGAAAACGGTTCAGACCCGGGCAGTGGCCTCTAGCGGGGATCGCCCCCAATCACCAGCCTGCACGCCTGATCGGGCCCGATCTCCGCTTGAGGCCACACCCACCACCCCACCATACCACGGAGCAAACATGAAGAAGCCCAGCAACCAAGAGACACCTGAAGTCAAGCCGATCCCAGAGACTGCTACCCCTGACGTTCGCACTATCGGCGAGCGCTTCAATGCCATCAAGGGGCGGTTGCAAACCGGGTGCATCACGAAGAACGGCTCAAAAATCATCTTCGGCAACAAGATTGACTTCGTGATGTCAGACGACCTGATGGAGTTGGTGCGCGGGTTGCTGGCCGACGAGGGCCTGGACGTCGACTGCTCCATGCATCCTCGCTTTCCACCCAAAGAGATCCAGGTCAAAACGGCCAAAGGCATGCGGCTAGAGTGGCAATGTTGGTTCGTCATCACGACCACCTGCCCGGGCCCCGGTGGCCAGGAGTATCGCCAGCGCCGCTGGTGGTGCGCCCAGGACGCGGATACAACCATTGCCGGCACACTGGCTTTCAAGGCATACCTTTTGAAGAGGCTGCAGCTTTCCGGCGGCAATGGCGACGGAATCGACCTTGGGGCAGTCGAGGCGCTGCCTCAAGCCGAAAAGCCCTGGAACAAGAACCTCAGCGTCACCCCTGAAAACGGCGCCAAGCAACCCAAGGCGACCGGAGCTAAGGGGCCAAGCAAGCCCGATGAAAAAGAGCCCAAGCCTAACGACCCGGCACCGGAAGACGAGGTAAAAGCGCTCTGGAAGATTTGGTGCGAGACCTTTGGCAACGAGGCGAAGGTAGCCTGGCAAAAGGCCTTCCCGAAAATCACCACCCTGAACGGCATGAGTAACGCTGCCGTGCAAGCGGTCTGGACCCACCTGGCGGAACGCGACAAATGACCGCCGAGCCTTATGACCCTCTGAACATCGCCGCCGAACTGGATGCCCTCGAACTCGAGGCCAGGACCAACTTTGCAGCCCCCAGCGTGCTCGACAAACCCGAGCTGAGGATCCTCTCAAACTACAAGCGCTGGGCGCCTGAGATTACACCCCAACCCGAGTTCGGCGCTGACCTGCAGAAGTGGATCGACGAGCACTTCGCCGGCGACGTTAGGGCCCTGGCCGCTGAGATTGAGACTTCGGTCGACACCGTCCGGAAGTGGATTGCCGGCCAGGTGCCCAACCGACCGAAGCAAGAGGCGCTGCGCCGTGCAGGCTATCGCGGAGACTTTTGGCCGCGCAAGTGGTCCCAGAGCCAGTTCGTTCGGTCTGAGCTGGTAAAGGTCCGCAACAAGAACTGGAAGCCTGGCGATTGGGAAGGCCGAGAATACAAGGAGAAGTATTGCGTCGTTGCGCGCATCGAGCGCAACGAGTTCACCGGCCGCGGTAAAAGCCGGGTCAGTCGGCGGGTGGTCGAAGAGGTGGAGCTGCTCTTCCCGACCCGGGTCAGCGACGTGGCCAAAGTCATCTCCAATGATGAGGCCCTATGCGACTGGACCGGGGGCCAGACCCTTACCCACGCCCTGGGCGAGCCCGTCCTCCGAGGTAAAGCCTACTCCAAGGAGGGCGTCCTCGAGCCGGTCGAAATCCGGGGGACCTGGCGCAAGATCGAGGCCTGGACGCGCAAATGCCTGACGCACGAAATCACCATCGACCACGAGAAGTCGATCCTCAAGCCAATGGAGCCCTACTCGAGCCGAGAACTGCTCGATGCCCACAAGCAAGCTTACCTGGACCGCTACAAGACGCGGGACCGCGCAGGTGAGCTGGGCACCCGGGCTCACAAGCTGGGACACGCATGGCTGAAGTTTCACGAGTATCAGCATAGGGACGAGTCTGGCCGTGTGCTCGTAGAGCGCATCCTCGCGCCTCACTGGTTCTGGTATCCCGAGAGCGACTCATCGGAGCTCTATGAATGGGAACTGGAATGGGAGCCCCCCGAGGTAATTCAGGCACTGCTGAACCTCGAGGAGTTCATCGCGCAGAACGAGCTCGAGATCGTGGCCACCGAGTTGCTGCTGGCCGACATGGTCCACGGAGTCGCCGGAGCCTGTGACTGCATCGCCCGGGACAAGTTTGGCAACCTTGTCTTCCTGGACTGGAAGACCTCGGGGGGTGTCTACCCCACGATGTTCCTGCAAATCACCTGGTATGCCCGACTCTACTGGCTTTGCTACCGAGTGATGCCCGCACGCGCCTACATCATTCGACTGGACAAGCTCACTGCGCGAGTCGACCGCATTCCGGTCTTTGAGGACGGGCTTGAACGCCAGGAGCATCTCGAGGCGGCAATCCACGCCGTGCACCTATATCGCTGGAACAAGGGCGTCGAGGCCAAACTCGATGCCATCAGGTTGGAGGTTGAAAATGGCTGATCAGAACAACTTCGTTTGCACCGGGCGCCTCGGCAACGACCCCGAGCTGAAATACACCCAGGCCGGAAAGGCAATGTGCACACTCTCCGTTGCCATTGGGGGCTACAACAACGACACGCTGTGGATGCGTGCCAAGTGCTGGGAAAAGACGGCAGAAATCGCCAACCAGTATCTTAAGAAGGGCTCCCGAGTCGCACTGTCTGGCCGACTGTCCGAAAACGAATGGCAAGGTCAGGACGGCACCACACACCGCCGTACAGAGCTGAACGTGCGCGATCTCACGCTGCTCGACCCCAAAGCTGAGGGCCAGGGCCAGAACAACCAGCCGCGGCGAGCCAGCCAACAACCGCAGAAGAACCGTAGTCAGCAAAACTTGGGCTGGGGCTCAGCCGACAACTTGGATGACGTGGACGTCGATGAAATCCCGTTCTGAGCGCAGCTTGAACTGCTCGATTTGCGGCGCCGCCTTCCTGCTGCGTGCCCAGGCTTTCCTGTGTCCTGACTGCGCAGCTCGGGAGTGGCCAGCAGTGCCTCGGGCAGCAGCCAGTGAGCCGAGGCCCGGCGCATACGGTGCAAAGCGATGAACCTGGTGCTGCGAGAAGACGAGCTGATCGTCGATAACTTCGCTGGTGGCGGGGGAGCGTCGCTCGGTATCGAGTGGGCCCTGGGCCGGTCGCCGGACGTCGCGATCAACCACGACCCGATAGCGATCGCCATGCATCGAGCTAACCACCCGAGGACCCGGCATTTCGTCCAGAACATCTGTGCCGTAGACCCCGTGGAGGTTGTCCAGGGCCGGCCCGTCGGTGTGGCCTGGTTTTCCCCGGACTGCACCCATCACTCGAAAGCCTCGGGAGGTCGGCCGCGTAGCAAAAGAGTGCGAGACCTGGCATGGGTTGTTGCTCATTGGGCCTACAGGGTCAGGCCGCGGCTCATCTTCTTCGAGAACGTGGAAGAGATCCAGAGCTGGGGACCGCTATGCTCGCTGGTGCGCGACCACGCGCGGTGCCCCGAGTGTAGTGGTGAACACGCACCGGCCCTGGTTGACCGTCCGTGCCCTACGTGCAGAGGCATCTACTGGGCGCAGTTGTTGCGTCGACTGAGGTCGTTGGGCTACCGACTGGAATGCCGTGAGCTGCGGGCCTGCGACTTCGGCGCCCCGACGATTCGCAAGCGGCTCTACATGATCGCCCGCTGCGACGGGGCGCCTATCGTGTGGCCAGAGCCGACCCACGGGCCCGGGCGGCTGCCATACCGGACAGCTGCCGAGTGTATCGACTGGAGCCTGCCCTGCCCTTCGATTTTCGGGCGCAAGCGGCCCCTGGCGCCCGCCACTATGCGCCGGATTGCCCGGGGGTTGCGCAAATACGTCCTGGAGTCTGCGAGTCCGTTCCTGGTGCCATTGACGCACCAGGGAGGAGACAGGACCTACCCGCTGAGCGAGCCATTCCGAACGGTAACCTGTGCCAATCGCGGCGAGACGGCCCTGGTAGCGCCCTATCTGACGAAATTCAACCAGAACAGCCTTGGCCAGGAACTGCAGAGCCCGTTGGACACCGTGATGGCGGGCGCCCCACGGTTCGCCATGGTGGCCCCCTACCTGGTGCCTCGGCATGGAGAAAGGCCCGGACAAGAGCCGCGTTGCTCATCCGCCGAGGCTCCAATGCCAGTGATTACCCCAGGCAACGAACAGGGCTCACTGGTGGCCGCCTGGATGGCTCAGCACAACACGGGCTCGATCGGGCGCAGCGTTGAAGAGCCGGTGCCCACCCTGACGGCCAGCGGGACGCACGTCGCCGAGGTCCGGGCATTCCTGCAGGCGTACTACGGCACCGATCAGGACGCCCGTCTGGATGCTCCACTGCCGACAATCACCACCCGCGACCGTTTCGGAATCGTGGTCTGCTACCAACTGGTGGACATCGGGATGCGTATGTTGAGCCCGCGCGAGCTGTTCCGGGCCCAGGGCTTCCCCGCTGGCTACATCATAGACCCGATTTACGAGGGCGCGCCGCTAATAAAGACGGCGCAAATCCGCTGCTGCGGCAACTCCGTTTGCCCGGATGTGGCAAGGGCCCTGGTGGCCGCCAACTACACCGATCACTCTGTCACACCGAGGCCCCTCCGCCGGCGGATTCGGGAGCCGCGCGGCCAGGGTGCACTTCTATGAAAGACGAGGCTTGAGAATGACCATTAAGCAGTTGCAAATTAAGCTGAACAAGGAAAGTTCAAATTTCGGCGAGGAAATGGTCGTCATCCATCAGGACCTCGTCAAGCTCAGGACGGGTGACGACACCGGGCCGGCCATCGCTTGGCGCAACAGACACTTCCTTGCCCAGATTTACTCGGACGGAACCCATTTGAGACTGAGCATCAACCGCACTGTCCTGAATGACGAGGGCCACTGGGTCGACGGAATTACCTGGGACGAACTGCAATGGGTAAAGGCCCAGTGCGGGTTCTCCCATTATTGGGCGGTCGAAATCTATCCGGCAGACGAGCACGTCATCTGCGACGCCAACATCCGGCACCTGTTGCTGCTCGGAGAGCAGCAACCATCATTCGCCTGGACCTCAGAGACGAGGGCCGGGCGAAGTCCTCTCAATGAAATACTCGCCAACCAACCGGTGAGTCGCGCGGTCCGACGTCGGCTAAAGAATTCAATCATGGAGGTGGCCAGTGGGCGATAAAACCGGCTTGGAATATAGGACCGTCGAGACATGGCAGGCCATCGAGGCAGGCGAACCGTTCCATCACCACTCCGAGGTAACAGGCGTAACAGCGGCGGAAGCCGCCCAGGTCTTTGCCGATCTGCTGCTGAGCCAGCGACTTGGGAACCGAAGTATCATCGAGAAGGAAATCCGCGTCCGTGCCCTAGGGGAAAGAAAGTGGCAGAAGTTCACGGTGCGCCTGGTGGCCCTCGTCGAGCCAAAACGTAACCCGGGGTGCTGTCACCCGGAGGTGTCCGATGGGCGATAAAACGGGCATCGAATGGACCGACGCCACCTGGAACCCAGTCACCGGCTGCAACAAGATTTCGCCGGGGTGCAAACACTGCTACGCCGAGACAATGGCGGACAGACTGCAGGCGATGGGCCAGCGCAACTACGCCAACGGTTTCGTGCTCACGCTCCAGCCCCACATGCTGGATCGGCCGCTGCTATGGAAGCGACCGAGGACCATCTTCGTCAACTCGATGAGCGACCTTTTCCACGCGGACGTTCCCTGCGATTACATCCAGCGCGTTTTTGAGGTGATGCGGCAGGCCTATTGGCATCGCTTTCAGGTGCTCACCAAGCGCGCCAACCGCCTGGCCAAGATGGCTCCCGATTTGCTCTTTCCGTCAAACGTATGGGTCGGGGTGAGCGTTGAAACGCAAAAATACGCCTTCCGTATCGACTGCCTGCGCCAAGTTCCGGCCGCAGTTCGTTTCCTATCCCTCGAGCCACTGCTTGGACCGCTGCCAGAGCTGGACCTGCGGGGCATTCACTGGGTGATTGTCGGAGGTGAATCAGGACCAGGAGCTCGCCCGATGTCCAAAGAGTGGGTCACGGACCTTCGCGACCAGTGCCTACGAGCGCAGGTCCCCTTCTTCTTCAAGCAGTGGGGTGGCGTCAACAAAAAGGCCGCCGGCCGCGAGCTCGACGGCCGCACCTGGGATGAGTTCCCGAAGGTGGCACAGTGAACGTCTACTCCATTGAAGTCCCGCTGCTAAAGCTGACCGTCATGGCGGCCAGCAAGGAAATCGCCTCCGAGGCCGCTTATTCGGTTCTTGGCGCAATGATTCGGCAATGCGGCGCCGAGGGCATCGAGGTCGACTGGGACGATATAGTTATCGACCAGGCCGAACCGCCTGAGGCTCTTGACCTGGAGCCGCAGCCGTGAAGCCTTGTCCGTTCTGCGGCAAGTCTGACCGCGTTGCTACCTGTGGAACACAAACGGAATGCTGCCGATGCGAGGTAATCGTCTCGAGCGAAGTCTGGCAGCGGCGACCTATCGAGGACCAACTGGCCAAAACTCTGAACGAAGCTGCTGAGCACGGCGGAGTGTGGCCCGTATGAGCTACATCGAGACATGCTGGCAAGAAATTGAGCCAGACCGAATTCGATTTGGTCCGCTGGGACGAATGCCGATCTGGAGACTACACCACGAAGTGACCGGACAGCAGCGCCTTTACTCTGACCCCATCCGGAGCGTTGCCGTTCGGCACGAGGCCTGGCGTGGATTCAGACTGGCGATGCTTTTGCAACCGTGGAGCTATCCTTGCCGGTGCGTGACAGTTGGCCAGGGACCAGCGTGGCCCGGGATCCTGCGTACTCGAGTAGAGCTTGAGCGCCTACTCCACGGATGGAGGCACCTGTGAGCAAGGGCTACCTCGCTTTCCAACAGGTCCTCCGCCCGCTGGGCTGGGACGATGCCGGCAGAGGATGTTGGGGTCGCAAATACCTCGTGGCCCCCGGGCCCGATCAGGAGTACTCTCGCAGGGCCGACGCCTCTGCCGCGACCGTAGTGGCCCGATGGGTCGACACCGACACCACCCGGGCCCAGTTCCGCCAGCTCCTCGACGAGACAGAGCAGCTGGCCAGAGCCTGCCGCGCCGCCCTTCAGGCCCTCGAGGCCACCCCCAAGCAAACCGAGCTTTTCCAACCAACCCTGACCTTGGAAGGTAAACGATGAAAAACGTCCTGCTCAATATCGAGCTGATCAACAGTGCTGCTTTTCGATTCTTGCAAGACAGCCACCAGGGCAATGCCTGGCGATATATCCGAATGGTTACCATCGCCGCCAAGGCCAACCGCCGGGGGGGCCGTGGGCGGGTCCAAAAATACGACAAGACGCCCTATGGCGCCACGGAACTGGCTCGCACGCACGAGCGCTCGAGCGGATACTATTACGTCGAAATCTGGGAAGCCTTTCTCGCCGAATGCCTGGAACACGGCCTGCTTGTCGTCGACCCGGCCGACGGTTGCTACGTCATCAACAACTGGCACTTATGGGTGCCTGGAGGTGGGCGATGACCGAAGCCGCCTGCGCACCTCGCGAGATGTATGTGATGTTCCGCCCGACGCTCTTCCGAGACGGGCTCTTCGTGCGCGCCATGATTCGCTGGGAAAGAACGGTCGAGTGGTGGTTCGCGATGGTCTGCATGGCCCGCGAAATCAACCGGAAGGGCACCATTGGGAAGCGCGACGACGTTTCGCTCCTGCATCGCCACGAGATGCCCAGCGAGTTCTTCGACTACTTCCTGTCGGCAGGATGGCTGGTGGAAGAGGATGGCATGCTCCGGCTTTCGGACCCCGATCAGTGGTACCGATCGCGCAGTCGTGATCCACTTGTGCAGAACGAGCAAAAACAGAAGTCGCGCACGCGTGCAAAAACGCAGTCGCAAGGCGCAAAAAAGACTACCCAAAACCGCACCGAGCGACAGCCGGAAAACGGCGCAGAATCTCGGAAAGCCGAGACACTGCAGACAGGTGAAACATGTCCGCAAGATGTCCGCAACGTGTCCGCAGTCGGTCTGCAAAAAAAGTACCATAATCTAAGTCAATCTAATCTAAGTCAATCTAATCCAAGTCAAGAGAATCTAAGACAAGATAATCCATCGATCCCCCCCTACCCCCCCGAGGGGGTTTCCGACGGACGGACGGATTCTGTTCGCTATCGCTCTCAGGGGGGAGACGATGCGGGGGGTGCACCCCCCGCGCCCCCGCTACGGGCTTCGCCCACCGACTTCGGCTCTGTTGACGAGGCCTTCTCGGCTTACTGCCGGGAGGTTGCGGCAAAACCGCTCCAGGGCCCTGACGTGCAAAGGCTCGAGGAGCTCAAGGCCGCAGCCCGGACTCGTGACGCCACAGACGCCGAAATGCTCGTAGCCCTCCGCTACGGCGCCGAGGCGACGAAGTGGGCGCTACGCTCGAGCCCGAAGCCGGTGAAGCAGCCCAGGGCTTACCTCCTGGCCTGCACCCTCGAGATCCTCCCCCGAGTGCTTGAGCGCAGCCAGGACCAGCGCATCGCCCGAGAGCAAGGCTGGACGGAGCCTGGGCAAATCGTCTGGCGAGACCCGGACGGTAGCCCGTGAGCCGCGTCACGCTGGCCGACCTTCTCGAAGCCGAGGCGGCCGGCGCACCTGGTGGCACAGCGCACCTGTGCAACGCGGTGGGATGCTACGAAACCGTGATTCCCACCGCCGACTGGAAATGCCCGGCCTGCCGCCGCTCGATGCGCTACGGTCACAAGTACGATTCCTGCCCCAAGTGCGGCGAACACGCTTTTTTTGTCCGCATCGGGGACGAATACCGGTGCCAGTGCCGGTGCACCTGGACCGAGGAGGATCGCAAATCCTGGGATCGGACCGAGCAGGAGCGAGCCCGGCGCGAGAGGCGGGACTTCGAGGAGCGCAAGCGACAGTCGGAGCGCTCGCGCCAGCAAAGCAACGAACGAGACAGCAAGTCGCAGGCCCGCAACTGCTGGCAAAACCTCAAAAAGAAGGTCTGTTCCGTTAACCGCAGCGAGATCGGCACCACCGCCCCTTACGATTTCTGCAAACACTGCCCCAAATTCAAGGAGAACAATGGCTGAAAAAGACTTCCAGTCCGGCCTGGCGGCCGGTATCCACCGGGTCCCAGGGGCCCACTACTACAAAATTCCAGACATGCCGGTGCACGCCATCCGGCAAGCCGGCCTGAAAATCGGCACAGGAACAAAGCCTTACGACTGCTTCATCTTGCATCAGGCGATCTACTTCGCTTGTGAGCTCAAGCAAAGCAGGGGAATGAGCCTGGGTAAAGACGAGATTCGCGACCACCAGGAAGCCGCGCTGATCGAGGTGACGGCCGCCGGCGGTGTCGGACTGGTGCTGGTTAACTTCCAGGTCCGACTGAGCGCCAAGGCCGCTCGAGAGAGGGGAGTCGAAACTCTCGACGTGGCCTACGGCGCCCCCATGGTCGACCTGGTGGCCGCCAGAGCCGCCCTTTGCCGAGACAGCATTCCCCTGGAGTGGTGGGAGGCCAACGCCTGGCCGCTCGAGCGCTTCACTTCAGGAAAACAGATCAAATGGGACCCGACCCCACTGCTAGCTGGGGCCAGAGCTTGGAGGATGAGAACGCCGCTATGACATCGCTCAGAGAATGGCTGACCATTCGGAAACCTAAACGCCAGTGCAGCAATCTCGCACTGCTCGACCGAGGCACCCGCCGGCGCGCGGCGATACTCGAGTTCGTGCTCGAATACCAGGAGCAGCACGGTTACGGGCCCTGCATCCGCGAGATCGGGGAGGCCGTTGGACTGAAATCGTCATCCTCGGTATGGTTCCATCTCCTCAAACTGCAACAGGAGGGCCGCGTTTCCCGGGAGGCTCATAAGCCCAGATGCGTGGCGTCGACCCTGGCGCCGGCAAGCCGCGACTTCGCTTCGACGATAAACGCGATCCTGGAACTGCTGGCGGCCAGGGCGCCGCACGAGCAGATCGAGCATTTTATCCGTGAGGCGGTGGGATCCCGATGAGAAGCTGCGCAAACCGACCCCCGACACCCAAGCAACTGAAGTTGCTCCTATGGCTCAGGCAGTGGTGGGCAGACTACGACTCGAGCCCGACCCTGCGCGAGGCCAGCAGCGCCAACGGCATCAGCATGAGCGCCATAGATGGACAGTTCAGGAGAATGCAACTGCGAGGCCTGATGATCCCGGTGCTCAATCCCACCACGGGCCGGTGTCGCGGGTGGCGCCTGAGCATGGCCGGCGAAATCCTGTGCCGCCAGCATTCCGGCGACGTGCAACCTGTGCGACCCCAACCGATCGCCGACAAAAAAACGCTGATCAACCGACTGCTTTTCGAGCGCGAGCGCGCCCTGCGCCGGCGGTATCATCAACTAAAAACGGATCGAGATGCTCGAGCCTTCCTTGCCTGGCTGGAAGAGCATGTCAACCGGGAACTGCCGAAATGAGCTCGGTCATCGACCCCGTTTCCGGGTGGCCGTTGTTCGAGCTCCAGCTCGGGGATGTGCTCGAGCGCCTGCAGCAGTTGCCGCCCAACTGCGTCCACACCATCGTTTGCTCGCCACCCTACTGGCGAGCCAGAGACTACGGGGTCGAGGGCCAGTTTGGCAGCGAGCCCACCCTGGCCGAACACCTCGACAACATGCGCAAGGTGTTTTCCGAGTGCCGGAGAGCTTTGCACCCTTCGGGAACCCTCTGGACGAACTATGGGGACTTGCTGGCTCAGAACGGGCGCCACCTGACCGACGAGGAGCAGGAGCAAAACCACCGCAGGGCCCAGGAAAGGGCCTACCCGACTACGGTCTTTGAACGCAAGTGGCAACGGTCAGCGGGCACCGCCAAGGGGAGCGGCCTGGCCGAAAAGCAGCTGATGCTACTCCCGGAGCGGCTGGCCATGACCCTCCAGAGCGACGGCTGGGAGGGCCGGCAAACCGGATGGTGGCTCAGGAGCCAGATCATCTGGCACAAGCCAAACGCGAACTCCGAATCGGTCCGGGACCGGCCCACGCGAGATCACGAGATGATCTACCTCTTCAGCAAGCGGGCGCAATACTTCTACGACGAATGGGCCGTACGGCGCAACCAGAGGGTCGACCCCGACGGCTGGATTTACGGCAGCAAACTCAGGACGGTCTGGAGCATCGCCACCAAGTCTTCGCGCTCTGGACACCCCGCCGTGTTCCCGCCTGAGCTGCCCCGCAGATGCATCCTCCTGGGCACTTCGCGTCTGGGCTGCTGCCCTGAGTGTCTGGCACCTGTGCAATCGCTCTACGAAATCGGAGAGCCCGACCTGGAGGCCCAGCGACGATGTGGCGGAGACCGCAACGGGCAGTATCACGGCAAGGCCAGGCGCGACTACGCCCAGACCCGCTCACAAGACCCCAGCGCCACGAAGGCCCGCATCCTGGCCGGCATGCGACCCCGCAGACTCGCCGGGGGACGTCCGACCTGCAGCTGCCTGGCCCGGCTCGAAGATGCCATCCCGTGCACGGTCCTGGACCCATTCGCCGGCGAAGGCACAACGCTCAGGGCTGCGCTCGAGCTTGGACGTTTCGCTGTCGGAATCGAACTCAACCCGAAAGACGTCGCCTGGCAATGCCAGGACGTGCTGCCGGTGGCCCGGGCCCTGGCCAGGGCCCGGATGCGCTTTACAGGGGCCCAAGCCCTGAGGTAACATCGAGGGGCTCGATCAGGCGTGCAGGCGGAAAGAGCAACAAGTGACAGAACCCGACATGGTGAAAATCCGGAATGGAGCCCGGGCCCTGGGATTGATCCTGGCCAAAGACTCCAGCGCCACCGATGGAACCGTTAACCTCGAGCCCACCGATCGCAATTACCTCGACAGATGCCGCAACGGCCTGATCGAATTGTTGGCGACCGGCAAAGAGAAGGCCGAAAAGAAACTTAACCTCTCAAAGAGCGAGTACGACCGGGCCCTCGAAACGTCGTTTGACGTGCAGCTCGAGATGTTCGGCGAGGACGGCAAGCCGACGACGGCCGTCGATGCGAACGGCAAAGCGATCACTCGGCAGAAGGACTGGCGAAACGACGAGGCCCCCGAGGGCATCGACCCGGAGGACGGTGAGCAGTTGCCCCTCGAGGAAACCAGCGAGGTGGTCGCCAGCGAGCCCACGCCTGAGCCCAACCCAAGCCTGTGGACCGTCGCTCCTGGTGTCCCCCAACAGGTGGAAAGCGGGCTGATACTGGCCGTCGAAAAAGGCTTGACCTACGCCAAAGCAGTTTCTGGGGTGTCCAAGGCTACTACTCTCGCAAAGTTCGAGGTTGAAGGTCACCTGGACACCCTGATCAAGCAGGGCAAAATCCTGCGCGATGGACAGAAGCTCTCTTTACCCCCTGAGCCGGTGGAGACCGTGCCGCCCGACTCCCGCATCGCTGAGGTCCTCCTGAGCAAAATGCACCTGGCCGACAAATCGGCCATCATCGAGGCCACCGCAATGGAGCTGCTGCTGTCTGCGGACGAGGTCCAGCGGGACTGGGAACAGTTGCTCTTCGCTGGCCGCATCCGACGGACGCCCAACGGATGGCAAGCCGTGACCGAGGAGCCCGAGCAGGCCGAGTCTGCCTGACTCAGGACGCCACCGAAGAGGTGGCGTCCCTCCTGGTCGGCACTGACCGAAGTGCCCCTGATGGTGCCAGTGCCCCTGATGCTCCTCCACCACCTCGGCCTACACGGCCGACAACTGGAGAGCACAGTGGGCCTGGCCCACGCGGCACCGACCAGCGAGGGCAGGATACGCTACTGCCGGCACTGCACGCTGTGCACCCCGACCAATGCCATCGGCATACCAAGACGAGCGAGGACGAAATCTTGAGACACTTCACACCAATCGATTTAGACAGATGGCAGGCGGGGTGGGACGTGGTGGCCTACCACGCCCATTGCTCGGACGGTCTGGCCGCAGCAGCTGCCGTGAGTCACTACCTGGGGCCCCGGGCCTCTACAGTCTTCGTGCCGGTAAGCTACGGCAAGGAACTTCCGCCGGAGCTGCTCTCCGGCGGACAGAGCTGCTTGTTCGTCGACTTCTGCCCCGAGCTGGCTCAGCTCGAGCAGCTGCAGACCCTCTGGAGGGACTGGTTCGTCATAGACCACCACGTAAGTCGGGACTGGATTGTGCGCCAATTTCCCCGGCACTGTGCCTTCGACCTCGAGCGCTCTGGGGCCGCGTTGGTGCACGAGTGGCTTTGGCCCATGAGCCAGTTACCCATCCTCCTCTGCTACGTCCAAGACCGCGACCTTTGGCGCTGGAAGTTGCCGAACAGTCGAGAGGTATCCGCTGCCCTTCGGGACTTGGAGCCGGACGTGGACACGTGGCGCCGCACGCTGTTCGACCATCCGGTGCCTCCGGCCGACCTCGTTGCCGTGGGCAAGGTGATCCTTCGCCAGGTCGAGCGGTATGCTCGAGCAAGGGCGAAAAAGGCCTGGCAGACTTCGCAGCCCGGCGAGCCCGTGATGCGGGTAGTCAACGCCACCCAGCACATGTCTGAAGTGGCAGAGACAATCCTCGAACTTTGGCCAGACACAGCGGTTGCCGCCATCTTCTGGTGTGAAGGGCCAGAAGAAATAAGTTGGTCTTTCCGTTCAAGGCCTGGTGCTGGCCTCAGCGCGCTTTCAGTAGCCCAGAGGTTGGGGGGCGGCGGCCATGAGCACGCCGCAGGTGCGAAAGTCAGAGGAGGGCTTGTGCTGTGATCTGCGCCACCATGATTGCCCGCAACGAAGCCCACGTCATCCAGCGGTGTTTCGAGTCCCTGGCCGGGGTTGTCGATTGCATCTACCTTGCCGACACTGGCAGCGAAGATGAAACGATTCGAGTCGCCCTGCAAGTCGCGGACCAACTGGGAATCCTGATCATTTTTGAACGCCACGAGTGGGTCAACTTTGGACACAACCGCACCCAGGCAATGCGGTGGGCCGAGGAAACCTTCCTTAAACTCGAGTGGCACCTTATCGTCGATGCCGACGACGTGGTGGCCGGGTCATTGCCGCCGCGGGAGGCCCTGATCGGATGTGACGGGTGGAGATTGAGGGTCAACCATGCCGGATACAGCTACGAGCGCCCTCACCTGCTACGAGCTGATGGCAAGTGGCGCTACCGGGGACCCATTCACGAGTTTGCCGAGCGTGCTGGGGCATGCAAGATGGGCTCACTCGACTCTTTGACCTACGAAGTGGTGGGTGGTGGCGCCCGATCCCGGGACCACGACAAGTTCAAGCGAGACGCCGAGGACATCCTTCGTTTCCTTGTGAGCCTACGGCCAGAGGATGAGGACTTGCGGCCGAGGTTGCAATACTACCTGGGGCAAAGTTACAAGGACGCCGGCATGAAGACTGAGGCCATCGAAGCGTTTCGGCAAAGAATGATACTCGAAGGCTACGCCCAAGAGCGCTACATGGCCGCGGTTCATTGCGCCTGGATGACGCATCGTTACCAGAGGGCTGCCTGGGCACAGTACGCATTCGAAGAGGATCAAGACCGCCCAGAGGCTCCTTACCTGATAGCCTCGGGCTTTGCAGAGGCTGAACAATATCTCAACGCTTTCCCGTGGGCCCACTATGCCGCCACGAGGTCGGAAACGATGCCCCACGCGCTGTTTTACGACCCACGCACCATCGAATGGGCGCGGAATCTGGAAATCGAAATAAGGGGGAAGCTATGACCGTTGGAAGCCATTACCGCCAGGGTGTCACGAGGTGGGCCCATTTTGTCGAATACCTGTTCACCGACCAGGGCCATGAATTGCGGATGTTTCTGCCCCAGCCTACTCAGGCCATGATCAGTGCAGTCAACGATGGTGACTGGATGTTCAGTTTCTACCAGCAGGGCCCGGCGCTGTTCTTCCTCTACATGTCGGCGTTCATGGACTGGTCTGATGCGCCATTCTCCGTCCACCTCGTGCCTGAGAGGCACAGGGTTCTGCCCTCTTTGCTGGCTATCGGAGCGATCATTGACCTGCACCTGGTGGACGCCGAGACCGGCATCCTGGTGGCGGCCAGCCGCCGGACCCTGAACAGTCACTTTGTCCGCCTCTGGCATGGCGCGATCAATAGGCAGGCAGAGTTGGCTTTCGACCGCCGACTCTACGACCTGGAGATCGTGAAGGCGCATTCAAAACTGTCACCCCGGCAAATGCAACGCGCCGCTATGGCCACCACGCGGGGGCAACGTCTGATACTTCCGGCAACGGCTCTCTAGCGAAGCAACTGGGAGATTGAGTTCTTGCGAGCGCGGAGCTTAGAGCCCTTGACGCTGCCAGCGAGGCGCTCCTCAAAGTGGAAAAATGCCTGGGTGGTCATGTCGACCTGGTCATCCTCGGATCCCAGCGGGAAGCCCTGCAACTCAGTCTTGAAGAGCGGTACCCAACTCGTGGGCAACTGCGGGACCGAATAGTGCCGGCCTACCGGAGGGAGTAGGAAATCGCCGGCTCGCACGATGTAGCGGGTCGCCTCGGCTCGCTCGACTTTCGTCGACCCCTGAGGATCAAACCCGAGCAGGCCCGGCACGACGCCCTTCAGGCGATTGATGACCCGGGGGCCATTGGCCTTCAGTTCAACCCTCGTTGGTCCGATCATCGGGTAGCGCGCCCGGAACGCCAAGATGGCGTCGCATGTGTCCTCCAGGCCCAGGCGTTTGTGCAGCACCTCGAAAAGTAGAATCTGGGCGCCACGTATTGCAAAAACCCCGATGGCTACCTTGTCGGAGCGGTCAGTGTCCTTGTAGGAGCAGTCGACCGACAGGAATACCTCGTCGTAACGAAGCTGCTTCGAGAAGTAGTAAAACGCCTCGCGTTGGGGGTCCCAGCGCAAAAAGAACTCTCCAGGCCCAAAGTGCCGCCAATACTTCGGATCATAGATTCCGCCCTTTCCAGGCCTGGGAATGCCCTGGTAAAGGCTCCAAAAGTTCGGGCCGTTGTTGTCGAGGGTGCGCTGTTCCTCGAGTTGCTCAATCGGGTGTAACTCAGGGCACAACGGCTCTCCTGGTTGGCGCCCGAGCGGGTCTGGCAAGTAGCGCTCTCGCTCCTCCTCTGGGAGGTCCTCGGGGGCCAGCGCAATCGCCGGCAAGTGCACCACCGCAATCTTGTCTTCAAACGATGTCTCTACCCAGCCCGCCAGGTCGTCCTCGTGCCATCGGGTCTGGACCACGATCCAGCGGGCCTTCTTGCTAAGTCGACTCAGGAACTCATCTCGAAACCAGACCTTCTGGGCCTCCCGGTGGTCCGCTCGGTTCGCTTGTTTGCGACCTTTGATCGGGTCGTCAACAATGCCAAGATCGACCCGGTGACTGGTGAGCTGGCCCCCAACGCCCACGGCCCTGACGACCCCGCGCCGTCCCCGGACGTGCCATTCCTTTTTTGACCGGGCCTTAGGGTCAACGGATAGACCAAAGAGCCTGGGCCCCCACTTGGCGAAATGGTCACGGCACCACGCGCCAAATTTTTCGGCGACTGCCGCCGCGTAGCAGACGATGGCGATCTGGTCATCCGGACGCCAGCCCAGCCACCAGCAAAGGAAATACTGGGCCACCAACTGGCTCTTCCCGTGCTGGGGCGGCATGGTCACGACCAGGCGGGTGATCTTTCCGGTGTAGAGCAAAAGCAGGTAGTAGTTGAGCAGCAGCAGGTGTCTGTAGGGGACCCACTGGCCCTCTGAACTGGAGATCGCGAAATCTGCCGGGGTGCGGATTTGCTGGCGCGTGGCCGGGGATGGCGCTTTAGTCGCCACTATTCGTCGATCTGGCGGACGAGTCGGCTGTGATACTCCACCAGCAACTGCGAGGCCTCAAGGGCGACGGGGTCAGCCAGCAGGGCCTCATGGAGGTGTTGTTCATCAGCCGGTATCGGTTCCGTGTCTCCGATGCTGCCGGTGGCTGCTATCACGTCGCTGAGGGTATCGCTACCGAATTTGAGCAAGGCGATAATCTCGCGGACGTTGGTGATCCGCACCGCGCGGAGAGCTTCACGGGCCAGAGCAATAATCTCGAGACTGATGGAACCCCTTAGCTTTAGCCAGCCCATCACGCTCAGATTGTCCGTGTCGATCTTGATGCGCTCAGCGAGCTGGGCGAGGTCAACTTTGGTGGCCGAAAGGCCTGGACGAGTGACTTCTTCCGACTGTCCAGCCGCTCTCGCGACCCGCTCTCGCGCTCGCTTCTCACGTTTCTGTTCGCGCTGCTTGCGCCGGCGCTCTTCTGGGTCCTTTATGGGCACGGTGCCCTCCCGTTCGCGTCTGGGCGAATTGTAGCAGAGCCTGACCGTTTTTGACACCGTAGCGACTGTCTCCCCGCGCCAAGTCTCCCCCGGCAAAATAAAACGAGGGTGCATCCTCGCACGAAAACGCCCCGTCAGGATTTCCTAAGTTGACAAAAATTGACTGCCAGGCCCCCGGTGACCTACACTGTTCCCGGTCAATCCCGATCAGAGGGTCGCCGAAGCGCTCAAGGTAGCGTCGGCGACCCCTTTTCTTTTGAGAGGCGGAACACGGATGGCACGGAACGGGGAAGCAGTCCTGGCCAGGAAGGCCACGAGCAAGGAAGCAGACGCAGACAATCCACTCGACTTCACGGACAGCCCACCATCCGATAGCCGAACGATTCCCACCGTCGAGGCTGCTGCTGCAGTGCACTGGCTCGAATGGTGCACTCACCGCAATGCTCAGGTGCGCTGGTTCACTCGCCAGCGCAATGGCGAGCGCCGTGTGCGAGTAACACTGGCCAATGGTGTCACCTACGAGGGGGCCACCCTGGCCGAAGCTGCCGGGGCGTGTGAGGAGCGCCTCAACCGCATGGTGCGCCAGACTGGTGAGCGGGTGCTTCGCAGGGTCGGCGGCCTGTGAATCTGATCGAACTCGGCCGTGGCTTTGTGCGCTCGATGCTCCCGCGCTTCTCGCGTGATGAGCGTCGCGTTGTGCAGGGCACTCTGGTCGGTGCTACAGAGCTGAAGGCCCCGCCAGGGTCGAGCCTGGAGGTTGAGGACATCCCGGACAGGCCCCGGCCGGGTCGTAGGTCCCGGCCCTTCGGCAACTATTGGGACCATCTCGGCTACACACTGGGGTCCCGACTTATCAACCCAGACAACCTCTCCGTGGAAAACTACCGGATGATGGTCGATGAGGATGAGACGGTGTCCTCGGCTATCGAGTTTACCACCCTGAATGTGGTGGAAGCCTTCGGCGTCTATCACAACACCAACCGCCGCGCGCGCAACTACGAGGAGCAGCTCTGGGCTCAGTGCCAGGACAGTCTGGCCGGCTACCTGCGGGAGGCTCTGACCGCACTCTGGGCGGGATACAGCGTTGCCGAGCGAGTCTATCACTACGACGGCTCGAAGCTCTGGCTCGATCAGCTCCCGGTGATTGACCCGGCGGGGGTCGACTTCGTAATGGAGACAGACAGGACCAGTCGTCGCTATGGCCGGGTAGCTGGGGTAGCCCATCGACTGATGGCGCTCGATGAGCCAATTGGGATTGAGTCACTGGCCATCTACTCGCACAATAGCCTGTTCGGCAACCCCTGGGGTCGCAGTCGCTGCAAATCGATGTTCCCGAACTGGGTCAGCAAGAAAGCGCTTTTCTTGCAGTGGGGGCGGACGCTGGAGCGCTACGGGACGCCGACCAGTATCGGGAAAAGCCAAAACCTCCAGCAGCTGGAGGAGCATTGGGAGAAACCGGACCAGCAGGCGACCCGTGGCGAGAATCTGCTGGACATGCTCGAGCGGCTACACGAGACCGGCCAGGCTGCGCTGCCGACCGACATCGAGCTTGTCCTGATCGAGGCTAAGGCGGCCCTGGGCGAGGACTTTGAGCGGGCCCAGAACCATTTCAATAAGTGCATCCTGAGGGGCCTGTTGATCCCCGCTCTGCTGTTCGAACCGACGGACATCGGGAGTTTTGCCTTGGGCCAGAAGCACTTTGAGATTTTCATGAGCTCGGTGCACATGATCGCAGACGAACTGCGCCGGATTGTGCTCCGCTACATCATAGGGCCCTTGTTGCGCTGGAACTTCGGAACGCGAATCCCGATCGGTGAATACCGGGCCCCGAAGCTGCTGGTGGCAGACCAAAAGCTATGGGCCGAAATCTTCTTCTCGATGGCCAACGCCGGCTTCATCCGTAAAGACTTACAGGAGGATGCGAACGTCGTGCGCGATCGCCTGGGCTTCCCGCTCTGGGAGGAGATGCCAGCGCCGGCGCCCGTGGAGCCCGTTCCGAGTGGTGCGCCCGGAGAGGGCCTTCCGGGTGACAAGGCCCCCGATGGCCGTGGCGGCCTCGACCCAGGTTTCCCCAGCCCGACGCCCCAGGCTCCGAGCAAGCCTCAAGGTCGACGTGGCGCCAAAGCCAAGCGGAGGAATGGACGATGAAGAAGCCAGCTGCTTATGTGGAGTGTTGCCAGGAGCTTGAGTCTGCCGGGATGGACTCAGACAAGGCCTGCCGGGCATGCGAGATCGCCTTCTGGCAGGCGCACGGGATGACCGTTGAGGCCGCTGAGCGATACGGCTTGGACCCGGGTGGGAGCCTGGTTGACGCGGCGTGGATGTCGACCGTGGAACTGTCCAGCAAGGCGCTGGCGCAGCCCGATCGGCACGTTGGCCTGACGTGGGAGCTGACCGCGCAGGGCCCGGACAAGGTCGACCTCTCGGCCTTCGGGTTTGAGCCTGAACCGACCAAACGCCGGCGGCTGTTTCGGGAAGTGTTGATGCTTGCCCCCGGCCGGTTCAACAGCTTCGATTTCACCGACGCACACCTGCGCAACTGCGCCAACAACTTTTCCAAAATGGACAATCCGCCGATTCTGATCGACCACGAGGTGAGCGCCAAAAACCTCCTCGGATGGATCCGAGGCCTGCGCTATGAGCCTGGCTGGGACGAGGATTCCAGTCGCCTCTTGGGGCTCTGGGAGTTCCTCGGCGAGGAGGCCTGCAGCAAGGTCGAGGACGGCGTTTATAAGCGAATTTCAGGCAGCTTCCTTCTTCCGAAGGAGCCGTCTGAGCAACGGGTGCTCGAGGGGTCCATAGTGGTGCGCGGCGCGTACGACCGGGGGCCGTTCGACAGAGCTCAAATCCTAGGAGGAGAAACGACGATGTCTGTTCCCAAAGCCGCTGCGGCGGCACAGTCGGTTTCGCTGTCGACCGCGGCGCCCGCCACCAAAGACGGCAACAATCCAAACCCGGCGCCTGAGGCTCAGCCTGAGCCCGCACCGGCCGCTCCGGCGGCTTCGCCGGAGCCTGCACCGGTGGCGCTGAGTGCCGACTCCGCTCAGGTCCTGCAACTGCTCCAGCAAGTGGTCAGCAACCAGCAGGCTCTGAGCCAGGAGGTGAAGGACCTGAAGGAAGAGCGCTCCCAGCGGGTGGCGCTCGAGCGAAAGGCCCTCGACGACCAGGCCTACCAGGACCTGGTTCGGCTCGGCAAGAGCGCCCCGGCCCTAAAGGACAAGGAACTCAAAATCCTGTCCGAGCTCCCCCCGGGTGCCCGCGAGAGCTACCTGGAGTTGCGTCGCGAGCTGCCCAACGTCTGGCCGGCGCAGCCTCGCCAATCAGGAGTGGTCAATCTGACGGCGCCGGGACAAGAACCGGACGAGAGTCAGGAAATGCTGAAGCTGGCTAAAAAAATGGGCCTGCCCGTGCAAACCGCTGAAGGAGGTGGCCAGTAATGCAGCCTGTCTACAAAAGCGAAGGCAGTTATGCCGATGTCCATATCCGCGCCTACGCGGACCCGAGCCTCTACGACGGCTATCCCATCCCGCTGAAAGCGGGCCAGGGAGTCATCGCCGGCGGCACAGTGATGGCCAAGCAAACCTCATCCAGCGAGTATGTGCCTTACGACGATGACGGCACCGACGATGGCCGGCGCACCGCCACCTGCATCCTGGAGTCTACCGTAGACACCAACAACGGCGCAGACCCGGTGATGGGCTACGGCTACGACAAAGGTCCCTTTATCGAGGCCAACCTGATTGGATTGGACGCCGCGGCAAAAACCGACCTGCGGGCTGTGTCTCGGCCGGGCGGCATCCTGTCCGTTGGATTGGGCGCCGTAGGCCCTACTGGCCCCACGGGTCCTACCGGCCCGACTGGCCCCACCGGCCCCACCGGAGCGTAACTTTCGACCAACGCAGGCCAGCCTGCTCTGTGAACGGGGAATTTGCAGAGGAGTTTACCCAAAATGCTTATGTGGCCCACTACTCGCGCGGCAATCACGCTGCTGCAATCGTTTGTGCCCGACCCTACCAAATTCCGCGGCATCACGCAGTATCTGCCCCTGGACGTCGTTACCCAGACGGACAGCGAGGCAGCTCACTGGGAGGTGCTGGGGCCGATGCTCGGACTGCTGCCGGCCTACGGTGGCGGACGTTCTCGGCTCATCCGTTCCCAGGTTCTGGAGCGAAAATCCATCTCTACCGCCTACTGGCGAGGTAACGCTGTCGTCGAGGAGCGCGAGATCAATCGCATCGCCTCGATCTCGGACCCCTCCCGTCAGCGCTTGGCAGCTAAAGAGCTGATCGCTCGCAAACTGCTAAACCTGAGCATCGCCACGGACCGGCGGCTTGAGTGGCTGGTCTGGAAGGCCCTGGACAACATGCTGAACACCTTCGACGACAACGGAGTGAAGTTCAGCCTCGACTACGACCTGCCGGAAGCGAAAGAGCCCGACAACTACTGGGACGACTTTGCAGCCGCGACCCCGATCGCGGACTTTCAGAACGAAATCCGGGAGTTTCTCGGCACCGGCGTTTCCAGCGTCGACGTCGTTTACAACGGGAACGTTGAACTGCTGATCAGCCAGAACGAGAGCATCGCCGACAAGGTTGGCGGCACCAACTGGGTCGGAAACACGGGCACCGCCGACGTGATGCAACTGCTCAAGCGCCTCATTCAGGGCGAGGGAGAGAGTGGCAGCACCGGACCGCGTATTCGCGAGATGGTCTGCTACGACGAGGGCTATCACGACGAGAGCGGCACGTTCCAGCTCTTCCTGCCGGATGACACCGTGTTCCTGATCGGCCAGGCTGGTCCGGAATATGCGGAGGAAGGCGGACCCTCTGACCGAGGCACTGTTGGAGCCACCTTGTCCACCCCAGTGATGCATCAGGACTTCGACTCGATGGCCCTGGCCGGTGACCCGCGCGCAGGTCTGCGACCGGGCAAGTTCGTGACCATCGACGACCAGACGAAAGTTTCGCCCAAGCAGGTTGTCTGCGAGGGCGGGATCAACGCCGTTCCGGCAATCAAGCGCCCCACCTGGATTCGGCGAATTCGGGTCAAGGAACGCGCTTAACAAGTTTGGCAGCTCGGGCGGGCGGGTGTTCCCCCGTGCCCGTCCGCCCGGTGCGGCCATTTACCACACTACCCCAGGAAGGAGCCCCGCATGCCCTACGCAACCGAAGAGCAAATCAGAGCCCGCGCCACGCGCTACCTCGACCGAGCCACCTCTGAGCAGCTGGCAGCGGGACTCGAGTTCGGGGCAAGCAAGGTTAACTCTCGGCTCTCTACCTCTCGCTATGCGTCACTCATTCCGTTTGCCGCGCCGGTACCCGGCATTGTCACGTCGATCGCCGCGGACCTGGCCGCCTATTTCGTGCTCGACGACCTCTTCCAGCAGGGCGAGTCTACGGCCCCCATCGAGTACGCCCGCGAACTCTACCAGCGAGCGATGGAAGAACTACAGGCCATTGTTGACGGTAATGCCGACATTCCCGAGTCAGAGATTTCATCCGAAACCCTCCCAAAGCCGTCCGTTGCCTTCCGGCGTGGGTCCTGTCCCACACCCCTGGCCAACTTCGACGGCCGCAACATGCCCAAGCATCCTCTTTACCGCAGGGGGTTGCTATGATCGACGCCAGCCTGGACCTCAGGGAGATGGAGGCGGCGCTGCGCCAGCTCGAGCAGCGGACCAAGAACCTCCGTGCACCAGTGGAGAAAATCGGCGAACTGGCCCGCCGAGAGGCAGACAAGACTTTCTCGGCCCAGGGCCCCAACTGGCCCAAGTCGACCTACAGGGGCAAGCCTAAAGGCACTCCGACCGGTGTCAAAAGCGGCCGCCTGAAGGCCGACTTTACCCGCGAGGGTGCACCCGGCAACATTTCCAAGGTCACGGCCCAGGGGGGCGAGTTCGGGGCCCGTACGCCCTACGCAGACAAGTTTCAGCGCGGCGGCAACACCCGTTTCCCGAAGGGCCGCCAGGTCCCTGGCAAGCGGCGACGCTGGCGCACCGTCTACATGCCACCCCGGCCCGTCGTTACCGACCCCGTGGGCGCTTACCTCGCCCAAATCAATCAGATCCTTGCCGATCATTTCGAGGTGAAAAATTGAGCCAGCTCGCCGTCCGCAACGCAATCGCCGATCACCTGGAGAGCCTGCTGCCTACGCTCCTGGAAGGCTGGCAAACGGTCGTCTCCGGCAAAGGCCAGCCCATCCTGGACGCTGACTACCCGCTGATCCGGGTCGCCTCCCTGGGTATCGGTGCGCCCGAACTGGACTTCGGTCTCGGGCAGGGCCTGCGTGGCGCCCAGCCGACGCTGCGCTTTGAGATCCAGGGTTACGTCTCAGCGCCGACCGTCGACGACGAGGCCGAGGAGCTGCTCGGTAATCTCGTCTGGTCAGAAAGTTCCGATCAGGGCCTGTATCCCGCCCTACTCCTGATGGCCCTGCTGGGCATCGAAGCAGGCGGGAGAACCTGGCTCTGGGAGGTTGGCGAGGCGGTCTACTTTGACCCATCCGATGGGGACCGGTGGACCCGAGGGGTGACCATTCCAATCAGCGCCTCAACCACGCTGTAACCGGCCCTCGGGCCGCTCTGTGAACGGGGAATTTACAGAGGAGTCAACTGAATATGGGAACGTTCCGTAACCAGAAGGTCGGCGGCGGAGTGGTGGAAGTCGACGACGTCGACATCGGTCACACCCAGAACGACATCGCATTCGCACGAACCACGGAGACTCTGGATGGCGAGGACTATATCCCGCTCCAGACGACTGGACGTGTCATCATCAAGGAGAGCGTCTCGATCAAAATTGAGGCACTCGAAATCACGGCAGAGAACGTCAGCCGGGCGTCTCTGAACATCCCCGTGACCAACTACGCCGGCACTCCCGTCACCGTGGCCTTCTTCGTGTCCGGCGACGACCCCCCGAGCCAGGCCCGCACGTTCAAGACCTATCAGAACGGCAGCCTGAAGTACATCCAGCTCGACGGGCCAAACGTCGCCAGTCTCGTGATCAAAAGCGAGGACGAGGAAGATACCATCGCCTCTACCGAGTACTACGTGGACGCTATCAACGGCCGGGTGTTCGCGGTTCCTGGTGGCGACCTGGACGAAGAAGATCTCGTCGTGCACGTGGCCTACCAGTACACGCCGCCGGCAAAGAAGCGTTTGCGCCTCGGTGCAAACCTGCCCATCATCGACCGGTCCATCAAGGTTACCCACGTCAGCACCCTGGACCGTATGACCATCGTCTACCACCTCTGGAAGTGCAACGGGCAGGGCACTCTGGAGATGGCGCTCAAAAAGAAAGAGTGGTGGAGCGTCGCTCTCGACATGGTGGCCACGCCCGACTACGACAACCACCCCGACGAGCCGTTCGGCTATATCGACTTCATCCCGTTCGCGGCATAACCGCGAGTTGAGCTTCGCGCCCTCTGATCGGATTGACCACCATCACGAGAACGGGGCTCTCCATGAAAACCGAAGAAAAAGTAGACCACAGAGGACTGATGCAGCGCCTTCACCTGATTGGTGGGCGCAAGTTCTGGATCACGGAGTTGACCGCCGACGAGGCGGACGAGTTTATGCGCGTAACGCTGGCCACCCAAATGGCCACCGTGGACGACGCTCAAAACTTCCTCGACCAGGTCCAGAACAACCCCGAGGGGCGCCCGCGCAACCTCGGGTTCCTCCAGCAGCAGTTGGCCATCCTGCTCCGGTGCCCGGACGACGGCGGGGCAATCCCAACCGTCGAATGGATCCGGGCCAACGCATCCAACCGCCAAATCTCCGAAGCCGTCAGGATCCAGGAAGAGCTGAACGACCTTCCGGGCTGGTGCTCAAATTTTACGAAGAGCCTCGAGCTGCTCACCCAGTGGCTCAAAATGCTCGAGGCCGAACTGGTCCAGACGCGTGGCTCCAATTTTGCCGACCCGTTGGGCGAGTCTATGGAAAGCTCCCGGGCGAAATTTATCGCAGCCTCAGTCGGCGCCAAATCCTCGAAGAGTGGCGGCTCGCCGTTGAAGTCGAGTGGCTCCCGAAAGCAGCCTGGGCCAAAATGATCGGCAAAACCCTTGAGGAGCCGAACTGGAATCGACTCTTCCCGGACCGACGCACGGCCGACTACCAGCCCAGCGTCGACGAGAAGGGTCGACCTGTTTCCCAGCGCGAGCTTTATGACCAACTGAAGGCTGGCGGTCAACTGAAGAACACCTATAAGGACCACCTCGAGCGCTTGCGCGCCCAAGAGGAGGCCGACTAAATGGCAGTCGTTCCCGTAATCCTGAAACTGCTCGCCCAGAAGGCGCCGGGACTCACCTCGGCGCTCTCTGAGGTGCGCAAGGATTTCGGAGACCTCGCCTCCCTGGTCGACACCGTCAAACTCAAGGCCGCGGGATTCACCCTGGCCACCACGGTGGGCATCGCCTCACTGGGTGGCCAGGTCGTGAAGCAGGCCGGCGAATTCGAGCAACTTCAGGCCCGAATGCTCTCGGTGGCCAAAACCGCCGAGGGCGCTTCAGCAGCTTTCCAGAACGCGATAGAACTGGCATCAAACAGCCCATTCGACGTAAAGGGCGTGGTTGCAGCTACCGTCCAACTCGAGGCCTTCGGCCAGCGCTCCAAAGAGCTGCTGCCTTTGGTGGGGAACCTGGCCGCTGCGTTCGGAAAGCCGATCGAGGAGGGCGCGCAGGTCCTCGGCAAGGCCTTCAGCGGCAGCCTCGAGGGCTTCGAGTCCCTGCGGAACACCTACGGCATCTCTACGGCCCTGCTGGTGCGCTACGGTGCCACGATGGCCAAGACCGGCGGAATTGCCGTCTCGACTGCGTCTGACCTCCAGAAGGCCCGACAAGCGCTTACTCAGATCATCCAGACCCGCTACGGCGACGCCATGGAGCGACAGAGCCGGACCCTATTCGGGGCGTTCAGCAACTTGGAGGACGCCGTCTCGCGTTTCGCAGCAGCGTTCGGGACCGCGCTGATCCCGCTCGCGACGACCATCACCAGGGCTCTGACCGCGGTCGTCGAGAGTTTCGAGCAAATCCCGGCACCGTTCCGAACGCTGATTGCACTCGGTGGAGTCGCCACGGTGACGATCGGTGCTCTGGCTACAGCCGTGCTAGGTGTCGTCGGCCTGGTCGGAAATGCAATTCCCCCGCTCGTGTCCATGGGCAGGGCGATGGGCAGCCTGGGGGGCACCTCCGCGGCTACAGCTGGAGAGGTCACGGTGACAGTCCTTGCAACCGAGCGCATGGGCGTGGCTAACGCGGCGGCCTCCGAGACGGTGGTGAACTTGGCTCGAGTCGTCACCGGGGCCGGGATTGTCCAGCAGGCTTTCAATGCCGAGCTAACCTACACGTCGCGCGCCCTGACCGGCCTTACCGGACAACTGCCGGCTCTGACCGCCGAGGTCGCACTCTACCGGCAGGTGACCTCCGGGGCCTCCATCGGCACGGCTCAACTGGCCCTGGGGGCGGGCAAGGCCGGCCCTCAGTTGGCACTGGCTACGGCCGGCGTCCAAAACCTGGCGGTGGCCACCCCGCAGGCCTCGACCGGCCTGGCCAACCTGGCCGCGAGAACCGATGCTGCTACACGAGCGGGCGGCGTGTTTGCTGGCCTGGGTCTGGGCCCAGTCTTGCTGGGGATCGGCGCCGTCGCCGGCGGAGCCACGTTGGCGCTGGCCAACATGCACAACCAGAACGAGCGACTTAACCAGTCCGTGGAGCAGTCAGCACGAATCTTCCAGGATGCGGTTCGGGGTTTGCGACAGATGCAGAGTTTCATCGAACAGCTCACCGGTAAGCAGGCCGGTTACGTTCGAGGCAATACGACTGCTGCAGAGGCCGTGGCGGCGTTTAAGGAGCAACTCAACGAGATCAGTCCAGCTGAGCTGCTGGATAGGCTCGAGAAGGCCGGGAAGTCAATCCAAGACTTGCGGGACGAACTCAAGCTTGGAACTGAGGTGGCCAATAAGCAGGCCGCTGAGATTGCGAGAATCGAAGAGGAACAATCGCGACTCAACAAGACGATTGAGCTTTACAAGGCGCTGATGAAGTCGGGATTCAGCGACCAGGTCAACACTCAGGAACTGGATGAAGCGGGCTCGCAGCTCGAGATAAACCAGGAGCGGCTTGATACCCTCAGGAGCAGCTTTCAAAGAACCAGCAAGGAGAACTCCTTGAAGGAAGAGCTGATCCCTCGTCTTGAGGCGACCTCGAAGGCCTTTGAAGCGGCAAGCGAGCATACCCAGCAGTTCAGCGCATACCTCAGTAGTGTCGGACGGACCGACTCAATCCCCCAGGTGAACCGAGCAATCGAGCTGACGAACCAAAGGCTGCAGCAAGTCCGAAAGGACCTCGAGGGCCAGGGCTTACCCTTGAACAACTTGGTGGCCCTCAGGGAACGTCTGCTCAACGCAAACCCGAAGGAGCAGCAGGCGATCAACGACCTACTGAAACTCGAAGATGCCCGGGTTGACTTGGTCAAAAAGCGGGAAGACCTGGAGCAGGCCGGCGTTCGTGAGAAAATCCGACAGGCCGACCTGGCCATCGAGCGCGAGAACGTCCGCCTGGGCGAGAGCCTGACGCGCGAGCGGGAGCGAGTCGCAGCCCAACTGAACCTCGTCCGGAGCGGCAGCGAGGAAGAGCTCAGCATTCGCAAACGTCTGGCCAGCCTCGATGATCGCATTCGCACTGACAAAGTCACGAAAGCTCGAGACGCCTTTGAGACCGAGCAGGGCGCCTTGCGCGATGGGCTCGACGCTTTGCGGGGCTCGGGTGAGGCCAGCGCTGAGGAGATTGCCGGGGCCATCGAGCAGATCATCCTCAAAACGGAGGCTTGGCAGGCGGCTAACAAGGGCATCCTTGCTCAGTCGCCAGACCTGACCCAAAGCGTCTCAGGGGCCCTGCGAGGGCTGCGCAGGGACCTGGATTCAGCTACCCGGGCCATTCCGAAGGAAAGAGTCGATGAAGCGCTGGCGGCGGCCAAAGAACTCGGAACCGAGGCCATCAACGCCGAGCAGAAGCTGGCGGCGGCCACGAAGGGTATCGAGCAACTACGGGCCCTCCAGGCATCGGGAGAGATTACCACTACCCGAGAGCGAGCAAGGCTGCAGTCTGAAATCAACAAGCTGACCAACGAGGAGCTCAAGTTGCGGACCGAAGTCGCTAAAGAGGAGCGGGCTCAGGCGAGGGAAACGGACGCGCTTCGCCGCGGTGGGCTCGAGACCGAGCTGGAGCTGCTCAAGGTCCGCCAGGAGCAATCAGGGCAGGACCTGAGTTCCCAGATCCGCGACAAAGAGCAGCAGATCCTGGCTGAGAAGCTGCAGGCCATCCGGGAGCAAGAGCAAGCCGAGATCGACTCCGGCGTGAACGCTACTCGGGCCCGAGAACGGGCGGAGATCCGCATCACCCAACTGAAAAACGAAGAGACTCTGAAGCGCATGCAGGCAGAGTCCGACCTCACCGGCGCCGTCGAATCCGAAGCCAAAAAGCAAGAGGACATCCGTAAGCGCTATCAAGACCAGCGCCTGGGTGGGCCGAACTCTCCTCTCAAGTCCCTCGCCGAGGTGAGCGAGGAGCTTCAGATGCTGGGGGCTTTCGATCTGGGCTCCGGCTTTGGGCGCTCTCGCAGCAACGCGAGGCAGTCTCCACCCTCAGGACTGTTCGAAGTCCAGAGGCAGATCGAGTCTGACATCACCTCCGGGGACCGAGTGGCTGGCCGTGGCCAGCGCGGTCGGTATACCGATGCGATCAACGCAGCCGAAAGGACCCCCACTTTCGTGGCCCCGGACGGCCCGGGAACGCCGGCCGCCGGCACAGTGAACAACTACTACGTGAGCTTGCAAAACCGAGCCCTTGACGTCAACGACCCCGCCAGCCAGCAAGCGGTTAAGCAACTGGTTGGGCAGTTCATCACCGAAGCTCAGCATCGGGGTGTGGCATGAACAACAGCAACAGCAAAGGAGCAACCATGAACTCTGATGACCCATCGCGGATTCTGGACGAATACTACCGGGGCGGCCTGCTGGCATCGCCACCTTCAGAGCGACTCCGTGAAGCCTGTCGACGCTACGTCAGCCGATATGAGCTTCACGAGGAACTTGCTGCTTCCACGGAGGCCTGCAAGGGCGAGGCATTGATAGAGATGAGGATGGAAGGCGTACTGGCGCTTTGCGCCGACACACCGCGGCTGCTGGGGGCTCATTCGACCTACATGGCTCTCCTGTGTCAGGCGTTTGCCGAAGGCGCCGTGGTCAATACGCTCCGGCGACTTGGGATGGAGGTCCCCCCGCTTGGCCCCTCTGACTTTCATACTTTTCAGGACTTTCTAGACGGTGTACAGGGGTCGCCGCCGCCAGGTCAGGACTGAAAGGCTGTGCTCAGAATGGTCGCCCGCATTTTTCGCAAACACTTGAAGCACTGATAGGCGCAGGGCCAGTGAACAGGCCTTTCTTGATCAGTCGGGGATGCGGGCCGCAGTAGAAACCCTCCTGAAGGAGAATGTTGTGGCCTGAATGGCCTTCGTAGAGGAAGTTAAGCACTTCTCGTTTCTCTTGGGACGAGAGGGTCTCGAACCAAACTGTGAGGTTCTTTACGGCAGTTGACATTCGGATTAGCTCCTTACTGGTCTGGGTCTTTTGGTGCGATAACTGCGGGACTACCACCGCAGAGTTGACAAGGTCCGGGTGTGAAACTCCAAGGGCTAGCGTTACATTTTGGGCAGACGGCTTCTTCGCCGGTCGGGGATTCTTTAGTAGCCTGTCTGTAGGCCTCTTGTCTAAGAGTTTCTTTGACTACCGACAGCGCCGCGCGGTCGGCTTCTTGAAGGTCGGCAGCCCTGCGCATGAAAGCGTCAAACTCAGGGTCACTTATGTCGGAACGCCTCAACAAAGCCTGGATTTCTGTTGCCAACTGGACATTCTTGCCCATTCCCAGGCGGTGGGCTTCAGCTGACTCTTGCCATTTAGTGTAAAACTTGACGACGGTTAGGACCAATACAAGCGCTGCTATAACCTCCCAGATCTTGTCTGCTACTGGTCTCCAAGATTCCGGGAACAGCTCCCGCACGGGCAAGGATAAAACAGCCAGGAGAAGCGCCAGGAAATCGAAGATCGCCAACCATCTGCGACATTTTGCACCCAGCTTTTCGTGCAAATGGCGAGCGCTTATGGCGTTGGTATGCTCTTGTAGAAGCAGACTCTGTTGAGTTTCTGAAGGCACGAGTTGAACTACTCCATCCTGTCCGCAAGGGAAGCTTCTAGCAGCGCTGCAGCTTCTCGCAGTCTTTTGGCTACGTCCGCCGCCCGAGCCTCTGCCTCCGAATTGGGCCCCTGGCCTTTGCGCCAATCGGGCGCCGGGCGGGGGTCGTCAGTTTCGCCCATCAGGTAGGAAACCGAGGTCCTCAGCACGCGACAGACCAGGAGCAGTGTCTCATCCTCGGGCTTGTTCCGCCCACTCTCCCAGTTGTATACCGTCGTTCGAGCTTGCCCCAGTTGCCTTGCGAATTCGGCCTGGCTGAGACCTCTGAGCGTTCTGAGTTCGACCATCCGGCGGGCTATCGTTTCTCTGACGGGTGTCACCCGGCCATCATACTTGTTCCCAATCTGTTGACAACTGCCCCATAATGAGTAGAATGTCCACAGAATGAGAACACTCGCCAAGCAACTATCAGACATCCGCACCGCCAAGGGCCTGTCCCAGGCCGCCCTGGCTCGCTTGCTCGGGGTAAGCCGTTCGGCCGTCCATAACTGGGAAGCTGGCCACCGGACACCAACGCTCGAGCAGACTTGCGCCCTGGCCACGGCCTTGGAATGCACCGTCGACCAGCTGGTTCGACCGATCGGGGCCGTGTCTTGAGCCCGCTACCAAGCGCCGATGAGCTGCTGACCCGGGCCTTCCCACCAGGTCGACCGCCCGCCTCAGAGCCCTACCGGCTTGGAATGCTGGCGGAGTTCCGGGTTCAGACCGGTGAGGCCGTCGGGGTTCTCTGTCCCTACGACAAGGGCACCGCGGAGGCTGAGGCTTTCGCTGCCGGGGCCCTGGAAGCCGCAGGACTGCGCGAGGGGCCAGGGCCCGACCGTGGCCCGACTGTCCGCCGGCTGCGCCAGGACCCGGCCGAGTGGGCCCGAGGCTACCGCGACGGATTCGAGGACCGACGAGCCCCCGAGGGCTTTGCATACGCCTCGGGCTGGATCGAAGGCGAGGCCGACCGCCTGGCCGGGGCCGCCAACCGATTCACCCCCGACCCATCCAGGCGCCACCCGGCCGAGTAGAACCACCAAACCCCTTCCCCACTGCTGGCCCTCGCTAGGGCTGGCTTTGCCATTCCCAAAACAAAGGAGGAAACGACGATGACTCCCGTTCCACAAACCCCGCTGGGGACGACAAGCGAACGCTGCATCCAGTTCGCTTGAGCAAGGGATGACTCGAACCGAGACCGTCGCCAAAGTGTCCCCCACGTCCAGACCGTGACTTACAGCCAGGTGGGCATGGAGCTGCGCTCGAGCGCTTCTTCTGGAGTGACCTGCTAGAACCCAAGATCCTGGAAACACCGCCAACGACCTGGCTTTGCCCATGCCTTTTGGAAGCTCAGGCTTCCTGTGAAACCAGCGAAAGTAGAGGAAACCGGATGAAGAACCAGCTACGTAAATACCTGAGCCCAGCGGAGGGCCGAGAATGATGAACGCACAGCCGAGGGTTTCGAGACAGCGGCCAAAGAACTCGATGGAACCTCGAGTGTCCATCACTACGCAGGACTATCCGGAAGACTGCAGCCGTCTGCTCACCGCAATGCAGAGGCTCCACCGGAGAGAGTATCGCTCGCCTCTCGAGGCCATCCCAGACTTGATCAGCTTCTTTGGGTTCCGCCTCGGGCGTCGTATGTTGCCGCCGCACCAGTGGGCACTGACGGACTTCGGGAAGAAGGAAGTGTGGCTCTGTAGCGAGCTGGCTGCAAAGCTTGAGATCCCGTCAGTAGCCAGAGAGGTTGAGGCGTTCTCGTTGGCTCACGAGCTGGCTCACGTGCGCCTTCACCAACACCTCGACGAATTCAACGACCTGCATGAGAAGGAGGCCGACGCTTATGCAGCTTGCTTTCTGATGCCTATCCGCCTTCTGCGCTTGGCGCCGGCGTTCAGCCGATTTCTGAGGGCTGAGACCCAAGGAGCAATGAGTCAGGAGGTCTCGGCGTTGGCTCAGCGGTTCGGGGTCAGCCGCTCCGCCATGACCTACCGTCTGTGTTCGCTCGGGGTGCTCCGCGTTGTTTCCGGTAGATGGGTGAAGGTGAGTTCCAAGGAGGTTATGCAATGAAGAAGATTACAAAACCGAACGCACGGCGCGCAAAGGCCGCGGAAGAGTGGCAGTTTGAGGTCAAGCTCATTACCCCCACGCCCGAGAAGGAAAAGCAAATCATTCAGGCCCTGGTCAAGTTCATGGCCCCCGGCATCGCTGCCATCGCCAGAGAGCGGGGCCTGACCAATGCCCTTCCCCCCGAGGAGTTCGCTCGACGTCACAAGCTGATGGTCGACTACTACATGGCCAACCCACAGGCCACCTCCGTTCCTCCAGAGTTGCTGGCTGTTCCAGTCCAACCGGACTGAGTGTTCGCTCAGCCTCGACACTCCGTGAAGCGTGACAACCCTGTGACAGCCGTGACAGGTTGCCCCCTCGGGCTGTCACTCTGAAAACGGCTTAAAATCGGGGTTTGTGACAGCGTGACAGCTGTGACAAGTTTTTGACCCCATCTTCTGGGTGTCGCGTTTCTCGTTTTTTCACCGGCTGGGTCACCGAGAGGGGCTCAAGCGAGAAAGCTGGAAACCGGGCTCACTCGGAAAAGAAAACAGCCCCCGCTGATGTTTGGCCACACACGGGAGCTGCCTATCGTTCCAGTCTTTGACAACTGAATGCCCTGGGCCGGCTTTGGGAACCGTGCCCTGGGACCAGACTTCCCCGGCTTGGAGTTCTGACCTCCTGGCCGGGGTTGTCTGTTGTGTTTGGTTCTGTCGGTGATCACCAGGTGATCAGAGTCGATTTCTCGAGCCGTGCCTTAGAACCGTCGGTCACCTTCAAACGGCTTGAAACCGTCGATTGTGACTGGCAGGAGTGACAGGATTCGAACCCGCGACCTACGGTTTTGGAGAGTTACTTCCCCCCGTTTGGGTCTGTTCCGATGGGTCGGATTGGGTCGGAGAAATGGCTTCAAATCGGGGTTCTGAGAAGGCTCGAGTCAGACCGTGTTCCGGGCAGTTTGGAACTGTCGGTGATCAGGAGGTGATCAAGCCCTGGCAGAACCGTAGGTCACAGACCCGGGCTCTCTGCTCTCCGGCGGAGGGGAACCACCGTGCCCCGTTCGGCCGGCTCTGCACCCAGCGCAGGGGCCGCCTCGAGCATGTCCGCCAACTTGGCTGCAGCGCCGGCCTGCATGGTGGGCAGGACGTGGGAATAGGTGTCGAGGGTGATGCTGATGCTCGAATGACCGAGTCGCTCACTGACCACCTTGGGATGTTCGCCCGCCAGGAGCAGCAGCGTTGCGCAGGTATGGCGCAGGTCATAAAGCCGGAAGCTGCTGGACAGGCCGGCTCGCTCAAGGGCAGGCTTGAAGGCCCTCTTGGTTAGATTGCCTTCAAACACGGGCCCGCCGCTCTCGTTCGCAAAAACGAAATCCCACTGGCTCTGCCACTTGTCGCCGGCAAAGAGCCGCTCCGGGACCTGCTGGACCCGGTGGGCCCTGAGTTCCTCCACGTCTCGAGCGTGGAGAGCCACGGTTCGCCTCGAGCCAGACGTCTTTGGTTCCTCAAACTTCCACCCGCCGCCCTTCGGTCGAACCAGGACCTGAGTTACCCGGACGAGTCCGCGCTCAAGGTCCACTTCAGGCCACTGCAGCCCGAGGTATTCCTCGGGCCGCATACCGGTTCTCAGAGCAAAGCTGAGCAATGGACCCCAGCGCTGGCCCTCGACAGCCTTCAGAAACGCCTTGGCCTGCTCCAGGGTCATCGCCCGAAGGACCTTCTTCCCTCGGTTGGCGGGCAGATTCACGTCGGCCGCGGGGTTGTGTCCCAGCATCCGCCACTTTACGCCCTGCTTCAGGGCCTGGTTCAGCACAGTGTGAAGCCGGCGGATAGTGAGCGGGGAGAGCCCCCGGTCGAGCATCCTGGAATAGAGGCCTTGGATGTGGATCACGTTCAACTTGTCGAGGGGGAGCCGCCCGATCTTGTCCTCCTTCACATAGCGTTCCCAGACCCCGGTATAGTCCTCGTGGGTCCGCCCCCGAATGCTACCCCTGGCCGAAGCCAGCCACTGTTCGAGCAGCTGGTTGACGGAGCCCGAGGAGCGAGCAACCAGCTGGCCGCGTTCGTAGGTGCCGACCAGGGCCCGGAGCCGCACTTCCGCCTCCTTCTTGGTGCCATGGACGGTCTCGGTATGGTAGAGGCGCTTCCCGGTCACCGCGTCCTTACCCAGGGATAAGCGGAGAAGGTAGGTCTTGTCGCCGCGCTTGATGATGGAGCCGGTCATTCTTGCGCCGCTTTGCGAGCTGGTTGCTGCTGTCTGACACCAGTCAGAGAAACGATAGCCCGCCGGATGGTCGAACTCAGAACGCTCAGAGGTCTCAGCCAGGCCGAATTCGCAAGGCAACTGGGGCAAGCTCGAACGACGGTATACAACTGGGAGAGTGGGCGGAACAAGCCCGAGGATGAGACACTGCTCCTGGTCTGTCGCGTGCTGGGAACCAGGGCCAGGCCGCCATCAATAAAGTCCATGAGCACCTCGGAAGATTGCTCAGGTGTCGATGCTGGGGGGATCAGGAATTGCTCCGGAGAGAGTCGTTCGTACGGAGGGAAGTTCTCAGGATGAAGCTTTCGATCGAGTCTGAATTCCGCAAACTCTGCCTTGCCCATCAAAACGAACCGGCCTGACCCTCCGATACGAAGCAAGTGGAGTTCTCCCGATTTGAGCGCCGCCTGTTCTTCTGGCGACAAACCTGCGAAGTAGGTGCGCCAATCCTTGCGCTGTTCCCAGAGCAAAGTGAAGATGTCCTTCCGCCTCAGTTCCCTGACCATTTGCGCGCGCCGGTCTCGCTCTTGCTCGTCTGGTTTCATTCGGGTGCGCCGAGCCATCCGCATCAGCGGTGAACTTTCATTGCACCCGCGTGTCCTGAGTAGGTCCACAGGATCTAGAGCGGGCAATTGGGATTCCCAGTCCTCCTCCCAGTCGTCGAGTTCGTCCTCATGGTCTCCAGGAACGTCCTTGGCGTCGTTCTCGCGGGCAATGGGCGGTTCCGACTCTCCGGGCGGATTGTCCGACTGCAGGCTCTCGGTTGCTACTATGGAAACTTTGCTTGCTACGGCTTCGACGTTTTCCTGGATGTGACCAGGGGCGGCTGGGGCTTTTTTCTTGGCCTCCGCCCCACTCGTCTTCCCATCGGGTGGTAAGCCCCGAGCAAGCCAGGTCCCAACGCTCATTGCGAGATTTTCCGGGCACCCGTGCGCTATAAGCACCTTCTTGGCCGCCCTGAATAGGTTGTCGAGCTTGGTAGGCTTAACTGCCCCCTTTTCCCAGTTCAGCAAAGTGTCTCGAGACGGTCCGCCGTTGGACTCTATGGCTGACTTTGATGCCGAAAAAGTTTCGTAGAAAATCGGCAGTCTTTTGCCCAGAAGTGGTTCATCAGGAAGCCCGTCACATAGGGCTTTCCAGTCTTTTCGTTCGGCAGTGAATTCGGCATTTTCTGGGGTGCCGATCGGCATACGCAGTCCTCCAACACTCGTTACAGTCTAGACAGGTCGGATTTCCGACACTTCGGACGACAGGAGTTCACTTCCTTGAACAACTCAGGACTGCTCAATGGCCTACCTCGCCTGATCAAGCCTTGGCCCGACTGGGGGCAAGCGAATGGTCTATCTCGTGGCGCAACCTACGCGGCAGTCGATCGGATGCCGCCCGGCGTCCGGATCAAGATCGGCGGTCGCCTCCGCCTGAACGCAGACAAGCTACGAGAGTATCTTGAAGCGGGCGGAGACCTGGCCCGTCAATGTTCGGACGGACCCGGTGACTCCCGCTGAGAGCGCCCGCAAGGCTCGAGCCCAGTATTGCCTGGAGACTCTCGGCGCCTGCGTCTGCAAGAACGCGTCAAGAGCGAGCGAGTTGCGGTGCCTGGGGTGCCGTGGACGAGCTCTGCTTTACCTACAGGATGCCGTTGGTCTGATTCACTGTGCGGCCTGCGGCCGGCGTTGGACCCTGGCCGGGTTCGCGCGCGAATTCGGCTTACCGCCACCGCCAACTTTTGAGCCTGCGCCGGGCCTAAATGGCGACCCACTAACGAAAGGACACAACGCGATGCTCCCCCAAAAAACAACCCTTCCCGCGGGCCAGCGAGAAGGGCTCAACTCTAGCTCAAAAACGAACTCTGTTCCGAAACCCATTTTCCACCCGCAGGGCCAAAGCCCCTCCGAGCTGACCTTTGAGGAGGCCGTCATGCGGGCTTCTCGTCGACCGCATGTCCCTGCGCCGCTGTTCGTGCCTGAACTGAGTCAAGCGGTCCCGGACTGGCGCTTACCTGGCAGGAGGCTGGGCTGATGCAGCGCCCCGCCTCCGAACCAGGTGGCGGGGCCGGTCGGGCCCCCAAGCCCCCGGCACCGCCCTTTGAACTGCTCGAACTGAATCCCATCGGCAAGGGGAGTCTTCTCGGCCGGGTGCGGCTCAAGATGCCCTCGGGACTCATCATCGCCTGCAACGTGCTGCGTTCCAAACAAGACGGCCAGGCCGTATTCGTTTTGCCAGTCGGGGAGCGCCGGCACGACGGTGGATTCGCTCCTATCGTCGACTTTGCGACTCCAGAACTCCGGGAAGCCTGGCAAGACTCGGCACTGGCGGCCGTTCGCCCGAGGCTCCATGAACTTCTCGACCCCACCCCCAAGGAGCGTTCCCAATATGCAGACTTCTAGCCGCCGAGGGTCGACAGTAACCCAAAAGAACCCCTGTCCGATTTGTGGCAAACCGGACTGGTGCCTCCGTTTTCAGGACGGCGGCGTGAATTGCTATCGGGTGCCTTCGCTGCGGGAGAAGACCGACCATGAAGGCACCCTGTACTGGGTTCATCAGACGGAAGCCGGTGAGCAGGGCCCGGCCCTGGAACCGCTCCCTACGCAACAGCACAGCAGGGCCTCGGCCGACAAGGTGGACCGAGTCTACCGGGAGTTGCAGCAGCAACTGACTCTGAACCAGGAGCACCAGGCCCAGCTGGTCGACCGGGGTCTGCCCGAGGTGGCCATCCGAGAGCACGGCTTCAGGTCGATGCACAGCCCGGCAGTTCGGGCGACCATCGCCAGGAGCATCGCTGACCGCTTCTCCGACTGGCAAGGTGTCCCGGGCTTCTACTGCGACCCCAAAACAGGGAAGGCCCGGCTGGCTGGTTCCGAGGGTCTGCTCATCTTCGGTAAGGACTTGGCCGGTAACGTGGCCTCGGTAAAGATTCGTCGAGATACGATAAAGGCAGGACAGGACCGGTACTATTGGCTGAGCAGCACCAAGCACGGCGGCCCGTCTTCGGGTTCCTCGCCCACCTGGTGGGAACCGGTATCCAGGTCCCGGCTTAATGGGGTGGTTCGCATCACTGAAGGCGCGTTCAAGTCCGTGGTCAGCGCTGAGTTGACCGGGGTTCCTGGTATCGCCGCAGGGTCCGGGGTGGGCTCCATGGCCAGCCCCCAGGTGCTCGACTTCCTGGCCGAACTGAATCCAGAGAAGGTTCTCGTCTCCAGCGACGCTGACTGGTTCTACAAAGCTGAGGTAGTTGTGAAGGCGAGAGCCTGCCTGGCTCGTCTGGCTGATGTTGCCGAGCGCTCCGGTCTTGAAGTCCTGGTGGAAGTCTGGCAGAGGGACCTCCCCGCCAAGGAGCGCTTCAAAGGCATCGATGACGCCTTAACCGGTGGCCAGTCTATCGAAACCCTGGATCTTGATCGCTTTTTGAAATTGCTGCCCCCAGAAGATAGGGGTAAAAAAGTGTCACAGCTGTCACACGGTCAAGGAATGGCTTCAAATAAGGTTTCAGAGGGTGACGGCCTTTTGTCACAGGCTGTCACGGGGGGCCATGGCTCTTTGTGCGAAAGCCTGATTTTAAGCCATTCTGAGGGTGACAACCCTGTGACAACCCAGGCGGCCGAGCTGTCACCGGCTGCCTCCTCACACCTTCCGCAGACCCTCGAAGGGGCTCTTCTGGCCGCCGACCGGTTTAGAGAGCAGATGAAGCCCAAGGACCTCCAAGGCCTGGCTTCTTCGATTTCGGCTGCTACTCGAGGGGTGGCCGTTGCGCCGAAGTTCCGCCGGCGGGTCCTGAACGTGCTCCAGCGATACGAGGCGCTACTGGGTGGCCATGGTGTGAACATTCACGATGTGACGGCGAGTGAACAGGCGCTTCGCGATTCCGAGGAGAGCGACACCGACAAGAAGGACCCGAACCACCAGGCAGACGTTCTCTTGGAAATGGCGTCCGCCGCCCAACTCATCAAGCACGGGAACCACCACTACATGAGCATGCTTCGCACCAACCCGGACGGGAGTTTCGGCCGCGAGACGGTTCGCTTTGGCGATCGGGGCAACGGCGCCGCCGCCTGGCTGAACTATGGCTACTACAAGGCCAAGGGTCGCGCCCCCAGTTCGGAAGCCATCAAGGCCGCCATGGCGACCCTGGAAGCCCGGTGTGAGTTCGAGGGCCTACAAGAGCGAGTCTGGCTTCGTGTGGCAGAGTCGGCCGATGGTGGAGACGGCAGCGATCGACGCCTCTACCACGACCTGGGGGACGAGCACCGGCGAATCGTCGTCATCAGTCCCCAGGGTTGGCAGGTGGCTCAGGATGTCCCGGTCTACTTCTGGCGACCCAAGAGCCTCCAGGCCCTACCCGAACCGGTAAGGGGTGGTTCGCTGCTGGAACTGCGGGAGTTCCTGAACCTCCCCGACGAGAGCAGCTGGATTCTGGCAATTGCCTTCCTGATTTACAGCTTCGTGCCGACCTGCCCCCATCCGCTGCTCATCCTTGAGGGCGAGGAAGGATCCTGCAAGACTTGGGCCAGCCGCATTCTCCGTTCCCTGGTCGACCCAAACGGCGCCCTGACCCGGCGCCCACCGCGCAACGAGGAAGACCTCAGCCTCTATGCCCTGAACTCTCATCTGCCTTGCATCGACAATGTTGGCCAGATCGAGGACTGGCTGTCTGACGGCCTGTGCGCTATCACCACCGGCAACGGGTGGGGCCGGCGGGCCAAGTTCACCGATGAGGCCGAATCGGTCGTGAACGTGGTGAGGCCCGTCATGATGACCGGGCTGAGTGGTCTGAACGGCAAGTCCGATCTGATGGACCGAACGATCAAGCTGGTTCTGCAGCGCGTCCCTCCCAGCAAGCGACAGGCAGAGTCCGACCTTCAGAAGGCCTTCGAAGAGGCCCGCCCCCGTATTCTCGGGGCCATTTACGATGTTCTCGCCAAGGGCCTGGCCAACCGCGGACAGGTCCCCCTACCAGCGCTCCCCCGCATGGCCGACTTCGCGCGGTTCATTGTCGAGGCTGAGGAGGCGCTACCTTGGAAGCCCGGTCAGTTCATGGAGGCCTTCCGCGAACATCGAATAGACCAGGTCCTGGGGGTGCTCGAGTCAGACGGCCTGGCATCCGCCGTGCGGGAGCTCATGCGCCAGACCACCCGCTGGGAAGGCTCGGTCAGTCAACTCCACGTTCGCCTCTCAGAGTTCCGGGAGTTCAAGAGCAAGTTGCCAGGGCCCATGAGCCTGAAGGCCGCGATCCTAAAACTCAGGCCCAGTCTGCGGCATCTTGGAGTCGAAGTTTCTGACCTGCGCACCCGCAACGCCCGCTTGATCGTCTTGGAGAAAATGAGCGAGCGGCCCTCTGGGCTGCCTCAGAGCGAAGCGAAGCCGAGCCAAGAAACTCTCGCTGCCGAAGTTGCGGCCGTCGGAGAGCTGTTTTGACGCCCGCCGAACACGTCCGGCGTTGGTCAAGTCTGCTGTCCTGTGCTCACAGTCCGGGGGTCTGCGTGATTCTCAGCCGATACCCAGGGATTCTTCGGGTTTGCCTTAGACCGAAGGCCCCCGGGCGCCAGAGGGAGCACGAGTTGTTGTTCGACCCTGTAAACGACAAGCCCGAGCGGATAGGCCAGCAGATCGAGGCTATGCGAGGTGGCGGAAACTACCCGCGGCGCGTTTTCACCGAGGCCGCGATCAAGGTGCTGAAAGGATGTCTTCGATGACACAGACCAATCGCCGAGCCCTGATCGCCCTCAGGGCATTGCGGCAAGCTCAAGCCGACCTGGTGGCGTTCTCGGATCAGTTGCCTGCCGAGGGAGGCCCCCTGGCCGGGCCCGAGCGCGAGCTGGCTCTTCTGGCCACCGAGGCAAGGGAAGCCCTGCATCTCGCTGCTCAGAAGGTGGAGACTCTGGTAGATGCCCACCGCATCTTCCAGAGCCTCAGGCTTGAGTTCAATGGTCGCAGAGACGGCCAGGAACAACCAATTCTTGGAAGGGAGAGCATCCAGCAATGAGAGCTCAGACAACCTGCTCGAGCTGTGGCGGGACGCTGTTGGTCGAGGAGGTGAGTCTCACCCGAGACAACGGCAAGACGTGGATCCGGCAAAGGATTTATCGGTGCCTTTCCCAGCGACACAAGGGCGGCTGCCCGGCACAGACGGAGGATGTCGCGGAGATTCCGGCTCCCAGGACCGATTGGGCGCCAAAGGGGGAGGTTCACTACGGCTGAGGTTTCGGGGGAACGGGGGCAACGGGGGCAACGGGGCCATTCAAACGAAACGAGGTGTAGTCAATTGAAAAAGCCAACTTCTTACGTCGAGTGCTGCCGAGAACTGGAGTCTTCGGGAGTAGACTCCGACACCGCCTGCCGTGCCTGCGAAATCGCTTTCTGGCAGACCCACGGCATGCTTATCGAGACCGCAGAGCGAAACGGTGCTGACCCCGCCGGCAGCCTTATCGACTCGGCCAGGGCGTCGACGATCGAACTCTCAAGGCAGGACGATGGGGGCAAGAACCGCCAAATCGGTCAGGCAGGCTTGAGCAGGAACCTGACCAGAGGGGCCTCTCTGGCATCACCGCCGGATGAAGATCCTGACGACATGGTGAAACTGGCCCGAAGAATGGGCCTGCCTGTCCGCCCAGAGTCGAAGGTCGACCCCAACGACCTGGTCAGCGTCGCCAGAAATCTGGGGCTTCCAGTTCGTCCCGAGCGCCCCGCCTGTGCCATCGAAGAAAGCGACCCCGATCACATGGTCAAGCTGGCCAAAGGGTTGGGGCTACCTGTCGGACCGGTAACCAGTTGAACTCGACTTGAATTCATCGACACGACAACGGGGAGTTTGTCATAGCGAAGGAGACATAACCATGTTCGGATTCTTGAAACGAAACAGGAAACCGCTACCCGCCCGGCCGGTCGAGGAAATCGACGCAGAGCTTGGCCCATTGGTCGAGGCGCAGCAAATTGAAGCGGCACGTCGACAGAAGATCGACCAGCTCCAGGAAGAACGCAGTCGGGCTGTACTGTTGGCAGAAGAGGAGCAGCGCGCGAAGCAGGCCGCTGACCTGCAGCCTGAATACGAGAGACACGCCTCCGCCTGGCGAGAGAAGGTCGCCGCTATTGAGGACGCGCTTCAGGGGCTGATGCACGATTTCAAAGAGGCCGCCGACCATGGGTGGAAAGCCAGCAGGGTGCAGCTTCGGATCGAGCGTCTTGGCCACCGGGTGAGCAACCCGCTTCGGGGCTATCAAGCCTCCTTTCTGGGCTACTTCACTTACGAGCGCTTTCTCAAGTTGTGGAAGGAGGCCGAGCGGCCCGGGGCGCTGGCGCCGCATCAGGCAGCAGCTGTCACCCGTGGTGAGCAACGCAGTCTGCCCGCTCAGCGAACTCTGCCACCTGTCCCCGTGAAGCCCTCCGCCAAGGGTAAGCTCAAGGGATAGCGACCTGGCCGGGGCCTGTCGAGGACGCGCCCCGGCCCTTGGAACTTAGGAAATCCTGACGGGGCGTTTTCGTGCGAGGATGCACCCTCGTTTTATTTTGCCGGGGGAGACATCGCGAGGGGAGACATCCCAGGCAGTGTCACGAGTCGGCAGGTTCTCGTGGGGAGACATACCTGCCCGCTATGGTCCAGCTCTGTAACGGGGAGTTTGCGGAATTGGAACGGTAACAACCCATGGCTGTTGTGCCAGTAATTTTGAAACTGCTCGCCCAGAAGGCGCCGGGACTAACCTCGGCGCTCTCTGAGGTGCGCAAGGATTTCGGGGACCTCGCCTCCCTGGTCGACACCGTCAAACTCAAGGCCGCGGGATTCACCCTGGCCACCACGGTGGGCATCGCCTCACTGGGTGGCCAGGTCGTGAAGCAGGCCGGCGAATTCGAGCAACTTCAGGCGCGAATGCTCTCGGTGGCCAAAACCGCCGAGGGCGCCTCAGCAGCTTTCCAAAACGCGCTGGAACTGGCATCAAACAGCCCGTTCGACGTAAAGGGCGTGGTTGCAGCTACCGTCCAACTCGAGGCATTCGGCCAGCGCTCCAAAGAGTTGCTGCCCTTGGTGGGCAACCTGGCCGCTGCGTTCGGAAAGCCGATCGAGGAGGGCGCTCAGGTCCTCGGCAAGGCATTCAGCGGCAGCCTCGAGGGCTTCGAGTCGCTACGGAACACCTACGGTATCTCTACGGCCCTGCTGGTGCGCTACGGTGCCACGATGGCCAAAACAGGGGGCATTGCCGTCTCGACGGCGACGGACCTCCAGAAGGCCCGACAAGCGCTTACCCAGATCATCCAGACCCGCTACGGCGACGCCATGGAGCGACAGAGCCGGACTCTATTCGGGGCGTTTTCCAACTTGGAGGACGCCGTCTCGCGTTTCGCAGCAGCGTTCGGGACCGCGTTGATCCCGCTCGCGACGACCATCACCAGGGCTCTGACCGCGGTCGTTGAGAGTTTCGAGCAAATCCCGGCACCGTTCCGAACGCTGATTGCACTCGGTGGAGTCGCCACGGTGACGATCGGCGCTCTGGCTACGGCAGTGCTCGGTGTCGTCGGCCTGGTCGGAAACGCAATTCCCCCGCTCGTGTCCATGGGCAGGGCGATGGGCATCCTGGGGGGCACCTCCGCGGCTACAGCTGGAGAGGTCACGGTGACAGTCCTTGCAACCGAGCGCATGGGCGTGGCTAACGCGGCGGCCTCCGAGACGGTGGTGAACTTGGCTCGAGTCGTCACCGGGGCCGGGATTGTCCAGCAGGCTTTCAATGCCGAGCTAACCTACACGTCGCGCGCCCTGACCGGCCTTACCGGACAACTGCCGGCTCTGACCGCCGAGGTCGCACTCTACCGGCAGGTGACCTCCGGGGCCTCCATCGGCACGGCTCAACTGGCCCTGGGGGCGGGCAAGGCCGGCCCTCAGTTGGCACTGGCTACGGCCGGCGTCCAAAACCTGGCGGTGGCCACCCCGCAGGCCTCGACCGGCCTGGCCAACCTGGCCGCGAGAACCGATGCTGCTACACGAGCGGGCGGCGTGTTTGCTGGCCTGGGTCTGGGCCCAGTCTTGCTGGGGATCGGCGCCGTCGCCGGCGGAGCCACGTTGGCGCTGGCCAACATGCACAACCAGAACGAGCGACTTAACCAGTCCGTGGAGCAGTCAGCACGAATCTTCCAGGATGCGGTTCGGGGTTTGCGACAGATGCAGAGTTTCATCGAACAGCTCACCGGTAAGCAGGCCGGTTACGTTCGAGGCAATACGACTGCTGCAGAGGCCGTGGCGGCGTTTAAGGAGCAACTCAACGAGATCAGTCCAGCTGAGCTGCTGGATAGGCTCGAGAAGGCCGGGAAGTCAATCCAAGACTTGCGGGACGAACTCAAGCTTGGAACTGAGGTGGCCAATAAGCAGGCCGCTGAGATTGCGAGAATCGAAGAGGAACAATCGCGACTCAACAAGACGATTGAGCTTTACAAGGCGCTGATGAAGTCGGGATTCAGCGACCAGGTCAACACTCAGGAACTGGATGAAGCGGGCTCGCAGCTCGAGATAAACCAGGAGCGGCTTGATACCCTCAGGAGCAGCTTTCAAAGAACCAGCAAGGAGAACTCCTTGAAGGAAGAGCTGATCCCTCGTCTTGAGGCGACCTCGAAGGCCTTTGAAGCGGCAAGCGAGCATACCCAGCAGTTCAGCGCATACCTCAGTAGTGTCGGACGGACCGACTCAATCCCCCAGGTGAACCGAGCAATCGAGCTGACGAACCAAAGGCTGCAGCAAGTCCGAAAGGACCTCGAGGGCCAGGGCTTACCCTTGAACAACTTGGTGGCCCTCAGGGAACGTCTGCTCAACGCAAACCCGAAGGAGCAGCAGGCGATCAACGACCTACTGAAACTCGAAGATGCCCGGGTTGACTTGGTCAAAAAGCGGGAAGACCTGGAGCAGGCCGGCGTTCGTGAGAAAATCCGACAGGCCGACCTGGCCATCGAGCGCGAGAACGTCCGCCTGGGCGAGAGCCTGACGCGCGAGCGGGAGCGAGTCGCAGCCCAACTGAACCTCGTCCGGAGCGGCAGCGAGGAAGAGCTCAGCATTCGCAAACGTCTGGCCAGCCTCGATGATCGCATTCGCACTGACAAAGTCACGAAAGCTCGAGACGCCTTTGAGACCGAGCAGGGCGCCTTGCGCGATGGGCTCGACGCTTTGCGGGGCTCGGGTGAGGCCAGCGCTGAGGAGATTGCCGGGGCCATCGAGCAGATCATCCTCAAAACGGAGGCTTGGCAGGCGGCTAACAAGGGCATCCTTGCTCAGTCGCCAGACCTGACCCAAAGCGTCTCAGGGGCCCTGCGAGGGCTGCGCAGGGACCTGGATTCAGCTACCCGGGCCATTCCGAAGGAAAGAGTCGATGAAGCGCTGGCGGCGGCCAAAGAACTCGGAACCGAGGCCATCAACGCCGAGCAGAAGCTGGCGGCGGCCACGAAGGGTATCGAGCAACTACGGGCCCTCCAGGCATCGGGAGAGATTACCACTACCCGAGAGCGAGCAAGGCTGCAGTCTGAAATCAACAAGCTGACCAACGAGGAGCTCAAGTTGCGGACCGAAGTCGCTAAAGAGGAGCGGGCTCAGGCGAGGGAAACGGACGCGCTTCGCCGCGGTGGGCTCGAGACCGAGCTGGAGCTGCTCAAGGTCCGCCAGGAGCAATCAGGGCAGGACCTGAGTTCCCAGATCCGCGACAAAGAGCAGCAGATCCTGGCTGAGAAGCTGCAGGCCATCCGGGAGCAAGAGCAAGCCGAGATCGACTCCGGCGTGAACGCTACTCGGGCCCGAGAACGGGCGGAGATCCGCATCACCCAACTGAAAAACGAAGAGACTCTGAAGCGCATGCAGGCAGAGTCCGACCTCACCGGCGCCGTCGAATCCGAAGCCAAAAAGCAAGAGGACATCCGTAAGCGCTATCAAGACCAGCGCCTGGGTGGGCCGAACTCTCCTCTCAAGTCCCTCGCCGAGGTGAGCGAGGAGCTTCAGATGCTGGGGGCTTTCGATCTGGGCTCCGGCTTTGGGCGCTCTCGCAGCAACGCGAGGCAGTCTCCACCCTCAGGACTGTTCGAAGTCCAGAGGCAGATCGAGTCTGACATCACCTCCGGGGACCGAGTGGCTGGCCGTGGCCAGCGCGGTCGGTATACCGATGCGATCAACGCAGCCGAAAGGACCCCCACTTTCGTGGCCCCGGACGGCCCGGGAACGCCGGCCGCCGGCACAGTGAACAACTACTACGTGAGCTTGCAAAACCGAGCCCTTGACGTCAACGACCCCGCCAGCCAGCAAGCGGTTAAGCAACTGGTTGGGCAGTTCATCACCGAAGCTCAGCATCGGGGTGTGGCATGAACAACAGCAACAGCAAAGGAGCAACCATGAACTCTGATGACCCATCGCGGATTCTGGACGAATACTACCGGGGCGGCCTGCTGGCATCGCCACCTTCAGAGCGACTCCGTGAAGCCTGTCGACGCTACGTCAGCCGATATGAGCTTCACGAGGAACTTGCTGCTTCCACGGAGGCCTGCAAGGGCGAGGCATTGATAGAGATGAGGATGGAAGGCGTACTGGCGCTTTGCGCCGACACACCGCGGCTGCTGGGGGCTCATTCGACCTACATGGCTCTCCTGTGTCAGGCGTTTGCCGAAGGCGCCGTGGTCAATACGCTCCGGCGACTTGGGATGGAGGTCCCCCCGCTTGGCCCCTCTGACTTTCATACTTTTCAGGACTTTCTAGACGGTGTACAGGGGTCGCCGCCGCCAGGTCAGGACTGAAAGGCTGTGCTCAGAATGGTCGCCCGCATTTTTCGCAAACACTTGAAGCACTGATAGGCGCAGGGCCAGTGAACAGGCCTTTCTTGATCAGTCGGGGATGCGGGCCGCAGTAGAAACCCTCCTGAAGGAGAATGTTGTGGCCTGAATGGCCTTCGTAGAGGAAGTTAAGCACTTCTCGTTTCTCTTGGGACGAGAGGGTCTCGAACCAAACTGTGAGGTTCTTTACGGCAGTTGACATTCGGATTAGCTCCTTACTGGTCTGGGTCTTTTGGTGCGATAACTGCGGGACTACCACCGCAGAGTTGACAAGGTCCGGGTGTGAAACTCCAAGGGCTAGCGTTACATTTTGGGCAGACGGCTTCTTCGCCGGTCGGGGATTCTTTAGTAGCCTGTCTGTAGGCCTCTTGTCTAAGAGTTTCTTTGACTACCGACAGCGCCGCGCGGTCGGCTTCTTGAAGGTCGGCAGCCCTGCGCATGAAAGCGTCAAACTCAGGGTCACTTATGTCGGAACGCCTCAACAAAGCCTGGATTTCTGTTGCCAACTGGACATTCTTGCCCATTCCCAGGCGGTGGGCTTCAGCTGACTCTTGCCATTTAGTGTAAAACTTGACGACGGTTAGGACCAATACAAGCGCTGCTATAACCTCCCAGATCTTGTCTGCTACTGGTCTCCAAGATTCCGGGAACAGCTCCCGCACGGGCAAGGATAAAACAGCCAGGAGAAGCGCCAGGAAATCGAAGATCGCCAACCATCTGCGACATTTTGCACCCAGCTTTTCGTGCAAATGGCGAGCGCTTATGGCGTTGGTATGCTCTTGTAGAAGCAGACTCTGTTGAGTTTCTGAAGGCACGAGTTGAACTACTCCATCCTGTCCGCAAGGGAAGCTTCTAGCAGCGCTGCAGCTTCTCGCAGTCTTTTGGCTACGTCCGCCGCCCGAGCCTCTGCCTCCGAATTGGGCCCCTGGCCTTTGCGCCAATCGGGCGCCGGGCGGGGGTCGTCAGTTTCGCCCATCAGGTAGGAAACCGAGGTCCTCAGCACGCGACAGACCAGGAGCAGTGTCTCATCCTCGGGCTTGTTCCGCCCACTCTCCCAGTTGTATACCGTCGTTCGAGCTTGCCCCAGTTGCCTTGCGAATTCGGCCTGGCTGAGACCTCTGAGCGTTCTGAGTTCGACCATCCGGCGGGCTATCGTTTCTCTGACGGGTGTCACCCGGCCATCATACTTGTTCCCAATCTGTTGACAACTGCCCCATAATGAGTAGAATGTCCACAGAATGAGAACACTCGCCAAGCAACTATCAGACATCCGCACCGCCAAGGGCCTGTCCCAGGCCGCCCTGGCTCGCTTGCTCGGGGTAAGCCGTTCGGCCGTCCATAACTGGGAAGCTGGCCACCGGACACCAACGCTCGAGCAGACTTGCGCCCTGGCCACGGCCTTGGAATGCACCGTCGACCAGCTGGTTCGACCGATCGGGGCCGTGTCTTGAGCCCGCTACCAAGCGCCGATGAGCTGCTGACCCGGGCCTTCCCACCAGGTCGACCGCCCGCCTCAGAGCCCTACCGGCTTGGAATGCTGGCGGAGTTCCGGGTTCAGACCGGTGAGGCCGTCGGGGTTCTCTGTCCCTACGACAAGGGCACCGCGGAGGCTGAGGCTTTCGCTGCCGGGGCCCTGGAAGCCGCAGGACTGCGCGAGGGGCCAGGGCCCGACCGTGGCCCGACTGTCCGCCGGCTGCGCCAGGACCCGGCCGAGTGGGCCCGAGGCTACCGCGACGGATTCGAGGACCGACGAGCCCCCGAGGGCTTTGCATACGCCTCGGGCTGGATCGAAGGCGAGGCCGACCGCCTGGCCGGGGCCGCCAACCGATTCACCCCCGACCCATCCAGGCGCCACCCGGCCGAGTAGAACCACCAAACCCCTTCCCCACTGCTGGCCCTCGCTAGGGCTGGCTTTGCCATTCCCAAAACAAAGGAGGAAACGACGATGACTCCCGTTCCACAAACCCCGCTGGGGACGACAAGCGAACGCTGCATCCAGTTCGCTTGAGCAAGGGATGACTCGAACCGAGACCGTCGCCAAAGTGTCCCCCACGTCCAGACCGTGACTTACAGCCAGGTGGGCATGGAGCTGCGCTCGAGCGCTTCTTCTGGAGTGACCTGCTAGAACCCAAGATCCTGGAAACACCGCCAACGACCTGGCTTTGCCCATGCCTTTTGGAAGCTCAGGCTTCCTGTGAAACCAGCGAAAGTAGAGGAAACCGGATGAAGAACCAGCTACGTAAATACCTGAGCCCAGCGGAGGGCCGAGAATGATGAACGCACAGCCGAGGGTTTCGAGACAGCGGCCAAAGAACTCGATGGAACCTCGAGTGTCCATCACTACGCAGGACTATCCGGAAGACTGCAGCCGTCTGCTCACCGCAATGCAGAGGCTCCACCGGAGAGAGTATCGCTCGCCTCTCGAGGCCATCCCAGACTTGATCAGCTTCTTTGGGTTCCGCCTCGGGCGTCGTATGTTGCCGCCGCACCAGTGGGCACTGACGGACTTCGGGAAGAAGGAAGTGTGGCTCTGTAGCGAGCTGGCTGCAAAGCTTGAGATCCCGTCAGTAGCCAGAGAGGTTGAGGCGTTCTCGTTGGCTCACGAGCTGGCTCACGTGCGCCTTCACCAACACCTCGACGAATTCAACGACCTGCATGAGAAGGAGGCCGACGCTTATGCAGCTTGCTTTCTGATGCCTATCCGCCTTCTGCGCTTGGCGCCGGCGTTCAGCCGATTTCTGAGGGCTGAGACCCAAGGAGCAATGAGTCAGGAGGTCTCGGCGTTGGCTCAGCGGTTCGGGGTCAGCCGCTCCGCCATGACCTACCGTCTGTGTTCGCTCGGGGTGCTCCGCGTTGTTTCCGGTAGATGGGTGAAGGTGAGTTCCAAGGAGGTTATGCAATGAAGAAGATTACAAAACCGAACGCACGGCGCGCAAAGGCCGCGGAAGAGTGGCAGTTTGAGGTCAAGCTCATTACCCCCACGCCCGAGAAGGAAAAGCAAATCATTCAGGCCCTGGTCAAGTTCATGGCCCCCGGCATCGCTGCCATCGCCAGAGAGCGGGGCCTGACCAATGCCCTTCCCCCCGAGGAGTTCGCTCGACGTCACAAGCTGATGGTCGACTACTACATGGCCAACCCACAGGCCACCTCCGTTCCTCCAGAGTTGCTGGCTGTTCCAGTCCAACCGGACTGAGTGTTCGCTCAGCCTCGACACTCCGTGAAGCGTGACAACCCTGTGACAGCCGTGACAGGTTGCCCCCTCGGGCTGTCACTCTGAAAACGGCTTAAAATCGGGGTTTGTGACAGCGTGACAGCTGTGACAAGTTTTTGACCCCATCTTCTGGGTGTCGCGTTTCTCGTTTTTTCACCGGCTGGGTCACCGAGAGGGGCTCAAGCGAGAAAGCTGGAAACCGGGCTCACTCGGAAAAGAAAACAGCCCCCGCTGATGTTTGGCCACACACGGGAGCTGCCTATCGTTCCAGTCTTTGACAACTGAATGCCCTGGGCCGGCTTTGGGAACCGTGCCCTGGGACCAGACTTCCCCGGCTTGGAGTTCTGACCTCCTGGCCGGGGTTGTCTGTTGTGTTTGGTTCTGTCGGTGATCACCAGGTGATCAGAGTCGATTTCTCGAGCCGTGCCTTAGAACCGTCGGTCACCTTCAAACGGCTTGAAACCGTCGATTGTGACTGGCAGGAGTGACAGGATTCGAACCCGCGACCTACGGTTTTGGAGAGTTACTTCCCCCCGTTTGGGTCTGTTCCGATGGGTCGGATTGGGTCGGAGAAATGGCTTCAAATCGGGGTTCTGAGAAGGCTCGAGTCAGACCGTGTTCCGGGCAGTTTGGAACTGTCGGTGATCAGGAGGTGATCAAGCCCTGGCAGAACCGTAGGTCACAGACCCGGGCTCTCTGCTCTCCGGCGGAGGGGAACCACCGTGCCCCGTTCGGCCGGCTCTGCACCCAGCGCAGGGGCCGCCTCGAGCATGTCCGCCAACTTGGCTGCAGCGCCGGCCTGCATGGTGGGCAGGACGTGGGAATAGGTGTCGAGGGTGATGCTGATGCTCGAATGACCGAGTCGCTCACTGACCACCTTGGGATGTTCGCCCGCCAGGAGCAGCAGCGTTGCGCAGGTATGGCGCAGGTCATAAAGCCGGAAGCTGCTGGACAGGCCGGCTCGCTCAAGGGCAGGCTTGAAGGCCCTCTTGGTTAGATTGCCTTCAAACACGGGCCCGCCGCTCTCGTTCGCAAAAACGAAATCCCACTGGCTCTGCCACTTGTCGCCGGCAAAGAGCCGCTCCGGGACCTGCTGGACCCGGTGGGCCCTGAGTTCCTCCACGTCTCGAGCGTGGAGAGCCACGGTTCGCCTCGAGCCAGACGTCTTTGGTTCCTCAAACTTCCACCCGCCGCCCTTCGGTCGAACCAGGACCTGAGTTACCCGGACGAGTCCGCGCTCAAGGTCCACTTCAGGCCACTGCAGCCCGAGGTATTCCTCGGGCCGCATACCGGTTCTCAGAGCAAAGCTGAGCAATGGACCCCAGCGCTGGCCCTCGACAGCCTTCAGAAACGCCTTGGCCTGCTCCAGGGTCATCGCCCGAAGGACCTTCTTCCCTCGGTTGGCGGGCAGATTCACGTCGGCCGCGGGGTTGTGTCCCAGCATCCGCCACTTTACGCCCTGCTTCAGGGCCTGGTTCAGCACAGTGTGAAGCCGGCGGATAGTGAGCGGGGAGAGCCCCCGGTCGAGCATCCTGGAATAGAGGCCTTGGATGTGGATCACGTTCAACTTGTCGAGGGGGAGCCGCCCGATCTTGTCCTCCTTCACATAGCGTTCCCAGACCCCGGTATAGTCCTCGTGGGTCCGCCCCCGAATGCTACCCCTGGCCGAAGCCAGCCACTGTTCGAGCAGCTGGTTGACGGAGCCCGAGGAGCGAGCAACCAGCTGGCCGCGTTCGTAGGTGCCGACCAGGGCCCGGAGCCGCACTTCCGCCTCCTTCTTGGTGCCATGGACGGTCTCGGTATGGTAGAGGCGCTTCCCGGTCACCGCGTCCTTACCCAGGGATAAGCGGAGAAGGTAGGTCTTGTCGCCGCGCTTGATGATGGAGCCGGTCATTCTTGCGCCGCTTTGCGAGCTGGTTGCTGCTGTCTGACACCAGTCAGAGAAACGATAGCCCGCCGGATGGTCGAACTCAGAACGCTCAGAGGTCTCAGCCAGGCCGAATTCGCAAGGCAACTGGGGCAAGCTCGAACGACGGTATACAACTGGGAGAGTGGGCGGAACA